GTCCAAGGAGTATGTGGCCACCGCCGTGGCCAACTTCGTGGAGAAGGGCGGCGAAGCCGCCGACTACGCCGAGAAGCTGCGCAGCATCCCCAAGCGCGTCGACACCGAGGTCCACACGACCTACACCAACTCGGGCGACCACCCCGGCAAGGACGATACCGGCCCGCCAGGCAAGGCGATCGGTGGCCCGGTGACGGCCGCGCAGCTCTACCTCGTGGGCGAGCAGGGGCCGGAGTTCTTCGTCCCCGAGACCGACGGGCGGATCATCCCGGCCAGCCAGACCCGCACGATGCTGCGCATGGCCGAGGCCGCTGGCGGGGCGGGCGCGCGCTACGCGCAGCCGGCCACTAGCATCAGCTACGCTGGCGGCACGACCTACGGCGGCGACACCTACAACCTGGATCTCCGCGGCGCCGCCCCCGGCGTGGAGGCCCTGGTGCGCCAGGCGATCACGGACATCAACGCACAGACCGGGCGCAGCGCCCAGATCCGGAGCCAGTCATGAGCACCATTGAGCTGACCGACGGGACGACGACGCTTGACCTGGCGCAGGGCGACCTGCGCCTCGACAGCGACGGCTGGGGTCCGGCGATCAGCCGCCGGCGGATGTCTGAGCTGGGCAGCACCAGCCCGTACGATGAGGTCGATGAGCTGCTGCGCCTGGTCGCTGACGGCGCCACGCCCGGGGCGGCCTGGGCGGAGCTGCAGCGCCTCCTCGACCAGGCCCGGCGCTGGGAGCTCGGCGACCCGTCGGCCGCCGCGGTGCGGCTACGCGTCCGGCCGGACTGCTCCAACCTGGCCGGCGGCGTCGTGCTGGAAACACCACTGCTGCGCGGCAGCGTGGGCGCGTACCCGGGCCGCTGGCAGCGCACGCTCCTCAGCGATGTGATCGGCCCGATTGACGCGCAGGTCCGGCGGCGCGGGCTCTGGTACAACCCGACCTATGAGAGCGCGAACTCGTCGAGCGTGACGGCGCAGCAGCTCATGACCTGTACTTTCGCCAGCGCCCAGGAGCATCTGTGCCCGGTGAGCCTATCGCTGGTCCAGCAGACCGGGCTGCTTGGCACATTTCCGGTGCGCGGCGGGCTGCTGCTGGCGCCGTCCGCCAGCGCGTTTCAGATCGTCGCTGCCGAAAGCATGACGGTTGCCGGCTACACCTCAGTGGCCGATGCCACCTGCCGCGGCGGCGCCAAGCTGCGCTATACGGCGACCGGCACCAGCGAGGTGCGATCCGCGCGCGCGGCGATCAGCAACGTGCGCGAAGCCGACATCTACATCGTGGCCACCGCGTCGCAGGCCATCCCGCCGCAGCCCTTCCGCGTGCGGGCGGTACTGTACCGCAACTGGTACGGCTCGGCCGACCTCGAGTCGGGCATCTACACCAACACGGTCAGCATCGGCGGCCAGAACCCTGGCTCAAGCAGCTACGATATCGACTCGCCAGCACTGCGCTATCTCGGGACCGTCAACATCCCCGACAACATGATGATCGATAGCATCAAGATCTGCATCACGGCGCCAGATGCCTCGGGCAGCCCCACCTTTGATATCGACACGATCGTTCTCCTGGCGCACGACTATGGCCCGACCTACCCGCTGATCTGGTCGAACGGGTCGGTCGAGGGCAGCCCGTTCAGCCTCGGCACCTCGGCTGCTGGCACTGGGCTGACCGCGATCAACGTGGATCAGCGGCCGCTCGCCACGCCGACGCCGCGCCTCTACCAGGCCTTTGCCTCCGCGCCGTTCGCCTCCGCGGTACGCGCGCCGCGCGAGATCGTGGGCGACCCCGCCGTCCACGTCAGCGGCGCCACCCTGGTCGGCTGGGCCTCGCTCTCCGCGCCCAACTGCTATATGGATAACGGAACCCAGGTCGGGGCGGCCTACACGTATCAGCTACAGGCGCGCCGCTACCCGGCCGCCCTCGCCCTGGAGTAGCCATGCAAGCTATCACGGTGCTCATCCAGGCAGCGTCGGGGCCGATCGACTGGACGGCATATGTCACGGGGGCGCCCTGGGATTTTGGCGAGCATGGCTGTCGCTCGCTAGAACTCACCATCCCGCGCCGCGTCATCGACGCATACATGCTCTATATCAGCCAGGGCACGCAGACCGTGATCGCGACTCGCGGGGCGCGCATCCTCTGGTCAGGCCAGATCGATGCGGCGAGCCTCACGCTCAACGCCGACGGGACCACCGTCAAGGTGCGCGCGCTGGGCAACTGGCAGACGCTGCGCCACGGCCGGCATACGGCCATGTGGTCAACGACCAAGGTCGACGGCTGGCAGGTGCTGACCGGCGATCTGCTCGCCGGCGTCGCCGACAAACGCTTTGAGACAGACACCAACAACAGGCTGTTCATCTCGACGCAAAAAAACACGCTCTACGTCGCGGGCGCCCGAGTGGGCGCCCTCTACTTCCAGGTCCCCGACGGGGCGCCAGGCGTGGGCGGCCTGGGCCTGGCCTTCACCTTCGACGCGCCCAGCGGCTACATCATGGAGGTACGCGGCTACGACGCCGGATTTACCGGCGGCACCTCGATTTACTCGCTCACTAGCGCGGGCGCGGCGCTGTCTGGCGCCCTCTGCTTGGGCATCTCGCCCGCGAAGGCGATCATCGTCGTGTGGATGATCGTGCCGGACGGCACGACCGAGGCCCGCGAAAATGGCCTGAGCTATATCCGCTGCACGCGGGTGCGGCTGACCCAGACGATCAGTGACTATGTGCTGACCACGCTGTCGGCCAACCTGGTGGCTGGCGCCGGCGTTACGGCGACGGTGGCCAGCACCGCGCGCATGTACGCGGGCCAGACCATCTACCTGAACAACGCCGCGACGAGCCAGAGCGAGGCGGTCACCATCACCAGCGTGACCAATGCGACGCACGTTGTTGCGACCTTCGCGCTCAATCACACCAGCGGCGAGACGGTGCGGGCGCCGGTGGTCTACGGCTCGCGGATCGCGGCCGCGCTCCTCGCCGAGGCGCGCGCGCTCAATATCAACCTGATCGCTGGTGATGGGGGCCTGATTGCGGGGACCGTCCTCGACATCACCGATGCGAGCTATGAGGACGCGCTGCCGGCCGACGTGCTCGACGACCTCGCGCGGCGCGGCGACGGGGCTGGCGGCCTTATCGAGACGGGCGTCGACGAGCTCAATCGGCTCTACTTTCGGCCGAAGGGCAGCGCGGCCACCGCTTGGTATGTGCGGCTGGAGGCGCTCAGCCTCGATCGTCCGCGCACCAGCATCGAGAACCGCATCTATGCGACCTACGACGACCCGGCCAGCGATCGCACGCTGCGCACCGCGAGCGCCAACGACAGCGCCAGCCAAGGCCAGTATGGGCTGACCCGGATCGGCCTGGTCGAGGCGTCGACCAGCAGCGCCACACTGGCCGGCACGATCCGCAATCTGGCGCTGTCCGACCGGGCCGATCCGACGCCGGCGGCGCAGATCGGCATCGTCCAAATCGAGAACGTGGCGGGGGCGATCGTCTCCGGCGACCAGATTCGCCCGGGCGATACCGTCACGATCCGCAACCTGCCGCCGGCGATCGGGCTGGGCGGCGGCCGTGTCCGCTCATTTGTCGTCTCGGAGATGCGCTACGATCCCATGACCCGTCAGGTCAGCGTCGTGCCCGAGACCCCGCTGCCATTGCTGGACGTGCTGATCGCCCAGGGGCTGCTCCCAGGATAGGCCTATGCCGTTGCTGCTCATCACCCTGCTCGCCGCGCTCCTGACCCCATCGCCGCCTGGCGCGCTGCATCCCGAGGCCGAGCTGGCGCGCGGCGACCTGGTGGTGATCTGGATCCCGCCGCCCGATCAGTTTATGGCGTGCGTCTTCGCGCGCACACCGGATCGGCTGCTCGGCTGCGTCACCGCGCCGGAGCAGGCCTCCTTCATCCTCCCCGCCGCTAGTCGCGATGTCCGCCTCCAGGTGCGCCAGGGCGAGACGGTGGAGGTCCGCGTCTACGCGCTGAGCGGCGCCGTCGCGGGACGGGGCACGGCGGGGGTGCGCGGGCGGGCGGCGTGGCTGCCCGTGGTCGTGCGCTGAGCACAAAAAAACACCCCCCGATCAGCACTGCTGATCGGGGGGTGTGTGCGCGCACACGTCGTGATGGGGCACTGCGATCTCAGTGCGGCGCGCTGAGATCTCAGTCTGCCTACGGTCCCCAGCTCCCGCCGCCGCCGCCGATCGCGCCCCACTCCTCGGGCTCAGTCGTCGCGCCCGGCGGCGACACGGCCACGGCGATGTAGCGCTCGGCCGTGTCGACCAGCACGCGCATCTCGGCAGTCGGCTGCGGCTGGAGCTCGGCGGCCGTGGGCTGCGGCTCGTCGGCCACGGCGGCCGGCGCTGCGGCATAGACGATCTGCGGCTGCGCCGTGGGCTGCGCCGGCGCAGCGGTGGGCAGCAGCTCCGGGGCGGCGGCCAGGCGCTCGGCCGGCACGGCCCCGGTGAGCGCGGCGACGGGCGCCCAGAGCGGCGCGGCCATGTGCGCCGTCTGGAACTGCGCCCAGCCCGCATACTGCGCCGAGATGGCCACATCGCCCGTCAGCTCGATCGACCCGTAGACCGCGCCCGACGGCGCCCAGAAGGCGACGATCGTCGGCGGGGCGGCTACGGCCAGGGCGGGCGTGGGCGCCACGGTGGAGGCTCGCGTCTGCGGGCCGGCGCTGGCCAGCATCGTCGCCGGCCGGCTGCCCAGCGCCAGCACGAGCGCCACGGCCAGGGCCAGGGCCAGGACGCTCGATCCGGCGGCCAGGTAGAGCAGGGCGCGATCACGGGGCGGCAGGGCCACCGGGGCGGCCAGCGTCGCCGTCGGCGTGGGCTCGGGCGCGATCAGGGGCTGCGTCTCGCCGAGGGCGGGCTCGGGCGGGGCGATGGTGACGAACTGCTCAGTGCTGATCATAGCGAGCGCTCCTTGATATAGTCCTGAAGGCGGGTAATGTAGCTGCGGATCACGGCGTGGGCGTCGGCCAGGGCGCCGGGCCAGTCGTCGGCCGGGTCGATGATGCCAGGGTCAGCGGCGCCCACGAAGTACGCCACCTGGCGGACGGTCTCGCCGTCCAAGAAGGCAGCGACGGCGGGCGACGGATCAAGCTCAGGTTCGGCCGAGCGCGGTGTGAGCGGCGCCCAGCGGCGAGCCAGGCGACGCAGCCAGCGGGGCTGGCGACGCAGCCAGCGACGGGCGGAGCGGGCGAGATTCATCGTAACAACACCTTCGTAACAACAGCATCGATACAGGCGGCAATTTGGCATTCTGGCGCCACATGCGCGCGTGCTATGGGGCCTGTATCGATGCTGTTGTTATCATCGTGTATCGCGCTAGGCGACCTTCGGGCGGCGTACCAGCGTGTACAGAAAGGACCGTGATCCGGGGACTTTTCGGGCGTCGATGAAGCCCTCGGCCTTGAGCTCGGCCAGGCGCGCCTTGACCACGCTTAGCGCCGCGCCGGTGCGATCGGCGACGGACTGAGCGTCGAGCCCAGCCGGGGCGGCGGCCAGCGCGTCCATAATCTTCTCGGCCGCCGTCCAGTCGAGGATGGTGGTCTGCGACGCCGCCGGGCGCGCCATGGGCCGCGGTGCCGGGCTGGGCTGGACGGGGGCGGGCGGGGGCGGCGTGGGGGCAGCGCTGGCCAGCACCTGCGCTGGCTTGGGCGTCCAGGGCTGGTAGGGCTGGGGCGGGCGGCCCTGGGCGGCCGGCGCCAGGTCCTCGGCGGTGAGGTGCGGCAGCCTGAGCAGCGCCGGCTCGTCGCCGCCGTCGAAGTACAGCGCCTGGCCGACGGGCAGCACGGCCACCTGGCGGGCCTCCTCGCTGCTGGGCAGGATGGGCGCGGCGGCGTCCGGGTTCATATTGAAGATCAGGCGGTGCGTGGCCTGATCGCGGCCCTGGCGAGCGACCACGCCGCCGAACCAGGCCCCGCGCAGGTCATGGGCGATCAGCAGGGTGTGCACGCCCGCGGCCGAGGCCTGCGTGGCGGTGAGGAAGAGGTCGGTGAGCGCCTCGGCCGAGACGACCCCGCGCCCAGCCACGCTGGAGAAGTCGTCGACCACCAGCAAGATGCGCTCGCCGGTCTCGCCGTAGTCGATGCGCCGCCGGGCGATCTTCGTCACCAGCTCCACGGTGTGGGCGATCTGCTCGGGCTCGATCGCCTGGCGGTAGATCGCCCCGGTCATCGTGGCCAGCTGCTGGCGCAGCAGCGAGCGGTCGCGCCGGTAGCTCGGGTCGCAGATGAAGATCGTCCACCCGCTCAGCGCGGCCTGGCCGATCAGCAGCGCGGCGGCTGAGCTCTTGCCCTTGCCCGACTGCCCGGCCACAATCATCAGTCCCCACTCTGGGGCGCGGATGTAGCGCGGCTGCTGCCCGGCGTAGCCCATCAGCAGCTGGGTGGCGCCGGGGGTGACGTCCTTGCGGTCGATGAGCTGCTGGAGGCGCGGCACGCCGTAGGCAAAGTGCTCGTGCGGCGGCGGCAGCGCCGGCGCTGCGGGCTCCTCGGTGAGCTGCGGGGCCGGCTCGCGCAGCTCGACGGCGAGCGGCTCGCGGGCGCGCGGGGCCTGGATGGTCAGGCTGTGCAGCCCGTCCGGCAGCTCCTGGTGCTGCGCCCGGGCCAGGGCGATCTCCAGCGAGGCGGCCCGCGCCTTCGGCGACGCCCAGCGGGTGAAGGTGCCGATCGCGGCCACAAAGCCAACGGCGCCACCGATGATCAGCAGGCCGATCAGCCCCCAGGCCAGGCCCTCGGTGGCCAGCGCGCCGGCGTCCTGCACCCGCCGGGCCGTGCCCTGCACATAGTCGTAGTCGCGCACGAAGTAGACCCAGGGCATCCCGACGCAGGCAAGCAGCAGCGCCCCAATAATCACGACAACGGTCGATACACGCCCGCCTGGTGAAGTGTTGTTTTCCATAGCACGGCCTCGCTTATACTATGCAGTGGGGCGGGTCGCCTTGCACGGCCTCCCTGCCCCACTGGGCGCCCCTGCTGAACTCAGGGGCGCCTCTCTGTGTTCAGCCTAGCGCTGAACCTTGATTTTGTGACTACTTTGCGCGGGTGTATTACACTTTCGCGCCGCGCGCCGGGTGTATTACACCCTAGAAGGCGTCGAGCAGGGCGTCGAGCTCGTCCTCTGTGATGCCCAGCGCGCTGGCCGGGCTCTCCACCTCGCGGGCCTGGCCGGAGAGGTAGGCGGCGGCCCAGCGCAGGATCGCCGCGCTGCGCCCGCGCTCGCCCACGTCGGATAAGGCGGCCGCCACGATCAGGGCGTCCGGGTTCGCCGGCGAGAGCGAGAGCGGGACGATGGTGCGCCGGCCCTTGATGAGCATCTCAGCTCCCCCGCTGGGCCTTGCGGCGGGCGTAGCGCCAGAGGCCGATCGCGATGGCCTGCTGGGGGTTGCTCACCACACGGGCCGCCTTGAAGGCCCGGCGCAGGTCCTCAGCGACCCAGTGGACGGTGCCGCCGGCGAAGAGGTAGGCCACCGGCTTGAAGCTCGACCAGGAGCGCTGGAGCTCCCCGACGACGGCCTCACGGTACTGGCGCAGCAGCTGATCGGCCGCGGGATCCTTGCCGGGGGTGCGCACGGCCGCCTCCAGTCGGCGCTCGGCGTCGAGATACTGCTGGCCGCTCTGCTGCATCAGCGCCTCGACGACCTGGCGCGAGCCGAGCAGGGGGCTGGCCGACTGGCCGGGCAGGGCGCGCAGGCCTTCGAGCACCGAGCGGTTCAGGGTGGCGCCGCCGATGTCGCCGACGGCCACCAACCCCTTGGCCAGCGCGGCCTGGTCGGTGCGGATCGCGCCGGCGTCGTCGAGCAGCTCGTAGGAGATCACCGCGTTGGGCTCCGACTGGACGTAGATCTCCTTGATCTCGATCAGGCCCTTCAGGCCGGCGCGCAGGTGGGCGGTGATTGCCGCCTCGGCCGACTCGTCGCGCCAGGCCACCGGCAGTGCCGTGGCGATCAGCACCGTCGGCTTCCCCTTGGCCAGGCCGGTGTGCTGGGCGCTCATCTGGGCCAGGGCCTGATACATCGGCGAGTGGGGCTCCAGGCGCCCGTTGGCCATCTGGCGATTGGCCAGGGGCAGGCGCTCGGCCGCGCTGCCGCCGATGTAGCTGGCGCCGCCGACGGTGGCCACCAGGTCGACGCTCTTGCGGATCAGGCCGGTGTCGTCGCTGCGGGCGAACGGGGCGATCACGGCCGGGTAGGGGCGGAGATCCTTGCGCTCGCCGGCGCGGGTGATCGTGTCCTTGACCATACGCTGGCCGGGGTTGTGGCCCCAGCAGATGAGCTCGCTCATATTCGTGTTCTTTCTGTTAGGAATGCGTTAGGGTTGGGGGTACTAGGCCATCTTGTTGGGCTTGCCGCGCGGCGTGCGGGGCGGGCGGCTCGTGCGGCGCTGGGCGTCGAAGACGGCCTCAGCGGCCCGGAGCGCCCATCCGTCGTCGCTGGCCACGCGCTCGCTAATGAGCGCGATGATCAGGTCGCCGAGGGCGATCGAGAGGACGTGGGCGGTAGCGGCCTCCGTGGGCGCGATCGCGATCGTGGTCTCCCACATCGCCCTCGCCAGCTCCGGGTCGCTGCGGACGTCGGCCTCGGTCGCTGTGGCCTCGGCGTCGGTGGCGGCGCGCTCGCTGGCGTAGAGGCGGCGGATCTCGTCGGGGGTCACTCGGCCACCTCGATGCGACCGATGCTCGCCTGCGCGCTGTAGCCCTCCGGGTAGCGAGCGCGCAGCTTCTCGACGTTCGCCGCCATCACGTCGGATAAGCTCAGATCAAGCTTCGAGCACAGCGCGGCGACATACCAGAGCACGTCGCCCAGCTCCTTCTTCACCTTCTCGAGGTCGAGGCCGTGCTGGTGGAAGATGCCCTTCTTCACCAGATCGGCCACCTCGCCCGCTTCGCCCGCCAGTCCGATCGCGTTCCATGCAATCATCACTTCGTCAGACGTGATGGTGAAATCCGGCTCTTCGATCAGCGTTCGCCCAGCAAGTTCCTGGTAGGTCGTGGCGTCCATAGACTCCTCATTGCATTAATCAGCGGCTTCGTGCAATGGTGCATTTTGCAATTGCACCAGCGTGCTACGGCTGCTCCTTCGCCTGGCGCCGCAGGGCGGCGGCCAGCGTGGCGAAATCAGCGCTCCTCACCGCCTCGTGGGGCGGGCAGCGCAGCGACGTGGCCCGGCGCTCGGCCTCGGCGACGAGGGCCAGGGCGGCGGCCAGGGCCTCCTTGCGCGCCCGTGGGCTGCGCTGGAGGGCGACGGGGAGGGCGGGGGCGGGGGTCACTGCGGTGTCTCCTCTCGTGCGGCGGCCCGCTCGGTGGCGTAGGACGCCGACGCGCCATCGGCCCACCACGGCGGCGTGTAAAGCCGCCCCGGCCCGTACTCGTGCGCCATCTCGCCCCAGCGCCGCCAGGCCGTGTCCCGAACTTCAGCGAACGTCCGCGCGGTGATGTTGGCGCCCCCGCCCTCGGCATCCATGTAGTCGTTGACGATCCCGGCGTCGGCATCGGTGATCCCCGTCGGGTCGCAGCCGGGGCCGTCGAGAAACTGACTGATCGCCGTCGGGCCAAAGCGCGTGCCGACATAGAAAAAGCCCTCAGCGCCGAAGTACCAGAAGCCGAGGCCGCCCGGGATCGTCGGCTCACGATGATGCTCAGTGGTCACTTTCTTCCCTCCTGTCGATAAATCTCGGCCTTCGCCGCCTCGCTATCCCCGCCGTACCAGGCGGCGGCTAGGGCGCTCAGGCTGATGGCTCCGATGCCCATCAGGTCATCCGCCCGCTTCCGTCGCTCCGCCCGCGTCCGCGGCTTGGGGCCGAGGCGCCGGGCTGCCCGCTGCGTTGCGCGGGTGGTCAGGGTTGCGATCGGATAGGTGCTCATCCTCAGAAACCTCCAGTCCGGGCAGCATCTGATTGCCCTGCCGCTTCAGCAGGGCGTCGGTGGGCGGCGGGCCGACCCAGCCGCAGCCCTTCTTGTCGATGCAGTACAGCCGCGGCCGCTTCTCGCCCCAGAGCCGCACCTCCCCGCCGCAGTCGGGACAGGTGCGGGCGATGCGCCGCGCCGGCGGGGGCAGGGCCAGCGGGTGCGAGGGGCTCATCAGTCGGCCGCCTTCGCCCGGGCGATCACCTGATCGGCCAGGTCGTCGATGCGCACCGTCGCGGCTTCATAGTCGCCGTCGGGGATCGTCTCGTCGCCCACACAGTCGGCAAGGTGGTTGGCGACGTCGCCGAGCAGAACCTCGTCAAGCGCCTGTGTGCCGCGCTCGAGTGCGTCAATCCAGGCGAGGATCTGAGGGAAGGTAAGCGGCTCGCCGTCGAGCGGCGCGAGGGTGTGTGCGCGCACACCTGACGCCGGCGCGGTCATAAACTGGGCGTTGTAGGCGGCCTCGTGCTCGGCCGCCCGCTGCGCGTCTTCGGCGGCGGTGGCCTGTGCGCGTCGCTGGGCGTCGATGCGCGTCATATCAACGGCGGCCTGGGCGCCGGCGATCTCGCCGGCGAGCGCGGCGTGCTCCGGGTGGCCCTCGGGCAGCCGGCCGAGGAGCTGGCGCGCGTCGCCGAGGAAGCTGTCGGCGATCGGCAGCTCGGCCAGCTCCTGGGCCTCGTCGAGGCGCTGGCGCAGCAGGGCGATCCGCTCGACCGTCTTGGCCTCCTGCTGCGCCGCCTCCTGGGCCGCCCAAGGAAGCGCGACATCCGCCGCGGCCAGCATCTTCTCCAGCGCTTGCTTCGCCTTGGGGAGATCGACCCCATAGTCGTAGTGATACTTGATCTCTTCCTTCACCAGGATCACCGCGAGCTCCTGGGCCAGCTGGGCGACCGTTGCTCCGGCGCCGAGCTTCGCCAGGGCATTGGGGCTGCCCAGCCGCAGCAGCAGGCGCAGCGCCCCGATCGGCGCGGCGGCCAGGGCCGTGGCCAGGGCGGCCTCGGCAGGAAGCTTGTAGCGCTCCTTGATCTCCTTCTTGTCGGCCTTCTTCTTGGCCGCCTCATTGAGGGCGACGGCGCCCTCGGCCGCCTTCGCCACCGCGGCGCGACAGACGCAGCGGCCGCCCTCGCCGTGGGCGCAGACGATCCCGCAGTTGGGGTGCTCGGCCACCGTGTGGGGGAGCCAGGTCCGCTCGATGTAGACCACGCCCAGCTTGCCGCAGGCGCGCCGCTTGGCCTCGGCCCGCAGCGCCGGCAGCGGGACACTGTTCAGGCTGTCATAGTCGCGGTAGCTGGCGACGGCCACCGCCGGCAGCTTGGCCTTCTCGGCCGCGGGCGCTGCCTTCTCGCGCAGGATCACCGCGCGCTTATCGCCGGCGCAGGTAGCATCGGGACAGCGGTTCGTGCTCTTCAGGCGCAGCGGGCACTCTTTGCAGCTCGCCGCGCGCACGCTGGCCAGGGCGATCTCCCGCTTGGCGAACTCCTCTTTGTCCAGGTCGATCGTGAGCTTGTTGAGCACCTCGCCCACGCGCTCGCGCAGCCGATCGGCCGGCCAGCTCGGCGCCAGCGTAACCAGGTGCTCTAGCGAGACAACTGACTGCTGGCCCGTCCAGATGTTGAAGCGCTCGTCCCAGGCCGTAGCGGGGAGCTCGGCCAGGGGGCGCAGGGCCATCGCCTGGCGCTCCGAGAGCTCGCCGCGCTCCAGCAGTGTGAGCGCCTGTTGCGGGAGCCGCAACAGTGACAGCTTGTTCGTGACCGTCGTGCGGTCGAGCTGGAGGCGCTCGGCCGCGGCCTTGTGCGACCAGCCGAAGGCCGTGGTGTAGGTCTCGATCGCCTTCGCCTCCTCGTAGGCGGTGAGGTCGCTGCGGTCTCGGTTCTCAGTCCAGGCGTGCAGGGCCATGGTCTCATCGTCGAGGGCGCGCACGACCAGGGGCATGACGCGCCAGCCGTCGCCGGGCTGGTTCGTGGCCAGCGCGCGATAGGCCCGCAGGCGCGAGTGACCAAAGGCCAGCTGGTAGCGCGCGCCGGTGGGGCGGGCGATCGGCACCTGCAGCAGGCCGTGCTCGGCGATGCTGGCGGCGATCGCTGCGATGCGCTCGGCATCGTAGACCAGCCGCGGCTGAAAGGGGTTGTCATCGACCAGGTCGAGCGGGATCAGCACGGGTGTGGGCGTGTCAGTCACTGGCCACCTCCTCCCCGTGCTCGGCCTCGATGTGGTGGAAGTAGTAGGGACCGGCCAGGACGCGGGCGTTGGCGAACTGCGTGGCCGACATGCGCCCAGGCGTGGCGGGCGCGGGGCTGGGCAGGCCCGCCGTTGATCGCGTCGGATCGGGCATCTGGTGGTTCAATACCCGCGCGACAACCTCACGCAGGTTCGCGCGGCGTGGCGGGCCGAAGAAATCGAACATTACCGAACTCCTTCGCGGTGGAGCCGTGCGGCCCCACTCAGGGCCGGCGTCGCGCCCGTCGGGCGAGCCGGCGGCGGCGTGTGGGCTTCGTAGGATGACGCGGCGGCTCGGCCGATCGCCACCTCCAGGCCGCCGGCCAGCGCGGTCAGCTGGCCGGCGATGGCCAGCGCATCGGCGCCGGGGGCGGCGAGCGCGGCCGCGACGGTGCGCAGCTGCGCGGCGGTGTGGCGGGCCGTGGACAGGAGGTCGCTCATGCGGCCCTCCGGAGCTGGAAGTGGAGATAGCGCACCTGGAGCCAGCGGCGGCGAGCGGCGTAGACGCCCACGTGGTCGCCCCGCTGCGCGAAGCGGGCGATCCCGTCGGCCAGGCGGTCAAGCTTCGCGTCGAGCTCCGAGAGCGCCTCGGCCCGCAGCGCGGCCTCATCGACCACGGCGGGCGGGGCCGGCGGGGGCGGTGGCGGCTCGCGCGGCGGCGGGGCCGGGGCCGCCACGACAACCGGAGGCGGGGGCGCCGGCCGGGCGACGACAGGCGGGGGCGGCGTGGGGGCGCGCAGCGCCGGCGGCGCGTCGCAGGCAACCGAGCAGCGCTTGCACATGCCCTCCCGCTTCAGGCTCTCGATGCCGGGGCGCTCACAGTGCGGGCAGACGAAGCCGCTGGCCAGCTCCTCGCGCAGCTGGGCGACGAAGGCGCGGCCGACTTTGTAGCGGCGGCTGAGGGCCTGGTCAGCCAGCGCGGGCGTGGCCAGGAGGGCGGCGCGCACCTGGTCGGCGATGGTGGCGGCGTCGGTGGTGGTGCTCATCGGGATACCTCGGCGTCGAGCCGATCCGCCTCGGCCAGGAGCTCGGCCGCCTGGCGTCGGGCGAAGCGGGTGTGCAGCGTGTCGATGTCGCCGGCGGGCAGGTGGCGCAGGATGCTGGCGGCCTCGCGGCGGGCGGCCGCGGCCCGCTGGGCGCGCTGGGCGGGGCCGGGTGGCGGCAGGGTGGCCGGTCGATGTGGGCTGGGCGGCGTGCTGAGCCGCGCCAGCCGCTCGCGGTAGGCGGTCGTGCCGCCCTCCACACGGAACGTGCGGTGCATGGGAACCTCCTCGTGGTATCATCGGGCGGGGCGTTGGGTGGGAACCTCCGCGCCCCGTGGCCCGGCTGCTGGTGGCGGCCGGGCCGTCGTGTTAGTCGGCCAGTTGGCCGAAGCGGCGGACCACGCGATCCTCAGGGCGGGGGTGGCGCGGCGGGCTGGCCCGGGGCGGGCTGAGCAGTAGCCCGCGCCGCGTCAGATCCGCCTCCAGGTCAGCGACCGCGGCCGCCGGTGTGGCGCCGGCGTTGATGCGCTGGGCCACAAAGACCAGGTTCAGCGTGGGCGCGTCGGGCGGCAGCGCCCGGCGGGCCAGGCCGAGCGGGCTCTCGTCGTCGGGATCGTCGGGATCGTCGGGCTCTTCCGTCGCCGGCGGCGCAGCGGGGGGCCGGGGCGGCTGGCGCGGCGGCGCGGCGGTGGCGGCCCGCGGGGCCGGCTCCTCGCGCGGCCGCGGCACCACCACCTGCTGGCGCAGCGCCAGGCACTCCAGGGCCAGGCCGGGCGGGGTGTGCGCGTTGGGCTTGGCCGTAGCCATCGCCAGGGCCGTCGCCACGTCCGCCGGCGTCGCCGTCGGGTTGTTGGCGGCCACCCGCGCAATTAGCTTGGGGTGTGCGCCGGCTGCCTGCAACGCATTGACCGTTGCCGGCGCGAGCTGGGCGGCCTGTTCGTCCTGCCCGGTTGCCCTATCCGCTTCCGGAAAAGGCGCCGCCGTCTGCTGCTGCTGCTGCTCATGAGCATGTAAAGAGAAGATAGAAGGATCAATTTCTGATCCTTTTGGCGAGGCCTCCGGGGGCGTTGGGCTGCCCTCCGTCAAGGATCGATCGCAAGGATCAGAAATTGATCCTTTCGAGGGCGTGCTGAGGGCCACCGGCGGGCGCTGCTCGGGCGGAGGCAGCAGCTCGATCTCGTAGCCGCGGCCTCGGCCGCGGCCCAGCGAGTGGCGCACCAGGTAGGGGCCGTCGAGGTGGTGCATCGCCGAGGAGACGGTGCCCTCACTCACGCAGGCCCGCCGGGCGATCTCGGCCTGGCTTATCTTGCGGCGGGCGCCGTCGGGGATCAGCCGGCGCAGGGTGGTGAGCACCTTGTGGGCGCCGCCGGGGAGGGCCTGCATCGAGCGGGTCATCCGGGCGTGCGAGATGCCTTGCCAGGTGCTCATCGCGGCCCCCGCTGTGACACTGGTTGGCACGGAAGCTGTGGTATCATCGGGTTAGTCCTCAGTTTGCCCCGCGTCGCCCTCTTCTGGCGGCGTGGGGCTTTTGCGTCCATAGGTCTGGCGCTCGGCGTCGAGCTGGCGCCAGACCAGCGCGAGCTTCTGCCGGATCAGGTCCGCCTCGGCCAGGATGTCGGGGCTGGTGGTACGAAGCGCGATAAAACGGGCGGCCTCATCGGCAGCATCGATCGCGGCCAGCGCATCCTCGACGATAGCGATGTTAGCGAAGATTCTCGGCCTCGGTTTGCGGGGGGCGGGCACGATAGTCACTCCCTGCGATTGCCCCCGCGAGCTTGGCGAGGGCCTGTTCATTACGCCTTTTTCGCTGAGCCCACCACAGCAGCACGGCCGGCATGCTGGCGGTGGCGGCGATGGTCCAGTAGACGGCGGCGGCCTGCGCCGTGGCGCCGCCGCGGTAAATACCGTGGCCAGTGAGGGCCACGCCCATTACGGCGGCCCCCACGGCCGCGTGCTCGATCGGATCAAGGTCGTCTCCAAAGGCGCATTCGACCAGCACGAGCAGCATGCTGGCGCCGATACCGGCTGCGGTCGACGAAGTAATCACAACAGCGTCCTTCCGTCGTACAGTAGACCTGTCCTAGTGGGAACTGGGGCAACGCCCCGGCGGGCGGTTGCGGCCACCGCCGGGGCGCTTGGCGCCTATGGGCGCGTCGATCTGCGGATACCATGAAATTCCCGAGGCCCTTTACACCGCGTACGGGGCAGCGGACCAGGGAGTTTCCGTGGATAAATTCATTGTGGCGTTCGTAGACGGGTGTGCGGACACGTGCCAGGCCAACACGCGGGCGACCTACCGGGCGTATCTGTCGCACTACGCCGCGTGGCTGCGGGAGTCCGGCCACGCCGACGGCTTTGCGCCAGCGACGCTGCGCGCCTACCTGGCTAGCCGGCGTAGCGACAGCAACGCGACGCTGCGCAACCGGGCGCGCTACCTGCGCCTGTTCTGTGCCTGGCTCGTGGATCGCGGCGACCTGGCGCAGAGCCCCTTTGCGGGCCGCGATCGGGTGAAGGCGCCCGCCAAGAAGCGGGCCAGGCGGGCGGTGTGGAGTGAGGCCGAGGTGGTGGCGCTCCTGAGGGCGACGGCGCCGACCCAGTGGAAGAAGGGGGAGCGCAAGACCACGCGCCAGCAGTGGCAGCCCGATGGGCCGATGGCCCGCGAGGCGCTTCAGGGGCGGGCGCTCGTGCTGCTGCTGGTGGACTCGGCCCTGCGGGCGGCCGAGGCCTGCGCGCTGAGCTGCGGGCAGGTGCGCGGGGCGCGGCTGCTGATCCGCAGCAAGGGCGGACATTTCGACGCCGCCTTCGTCTCGGCGACGACGCGGGCCGTGCTGCGCGAGCTGGCCGGCGAGCGGCCAGACCTCGATCCGCTGTTTCGGGACTTTAACAACCGGCGCTGCTCGACGGCGGGGCTGCGCGGGATAGTGCAGCGCCTGGCGCTGCGGGCAGGCGTGCCGCTGCCCCCGCGGCCGGTGCACGCCTTCCGGCACTACGCGGCCCGTCAGTGGCTCAAGGCCGGGGTGCCGGACCTGACGATCCGCCAGCTCATGCGCCACGAGAGTCTGGCGACGACCCAGATCTATACCGAGCTCGACGATGAGGAGTTGGCGGAGCTGCACGCGGACGCAAGCTCGATCGATCAGCTCATGGCGCGGGCGGGCCTGAAGGCCGCATAAGGAGAGCGAAGGATGCGCTCTAGCTCAGTTGGTTAGAGCGCATCCTTCACACGGATGAGGTCACTGGTTCGAGTCCAGTATCGCCCACCAGTCCGCGTGAATAGACTGTCAGACGTGCGCCCTGCTTCTGCGGTGGCGCACGTCGCCATATCCGAGCGATAGGCCAGGTATGGTATGCCGGCCTATCGCGCACATCAGCCCGATCCGCCTCTGGGCGGTCGTCGGGTCAGATTGTAAAGGAGCGGAGGGCCTATGTCGCTCAACACGCAGTTCAACGAACTCACCGCAAACCAGTTTGTGACCCTGCTGGTGAGCGGAACGGTCATCACGGGAATAGTCGTCGAGCACGACGATCTCGAAGTCGTGTCCCTCAGCAACGCCGGGATCAATGGGAGCAAAGAGCCGCTGAACCTCTACGTTAGCCGGAACGCGATCCAGGCTATCGCCGTGCGGGAGGCGAGGGGTTCGGCGCCCTCAGGGCCTGTCGCCGGCGGCGAGCGGCCGCCGTCCCTGCTGCGCTAGGGCTCGAAGTGCGTGGTTCCCGCCTGTGTGATGCTGTAGCCCGCTTGGGCGGCCAGCACCCGGATTACCGCGCTGCTGTAGTGTTCGATGATCGGCCCGTCCACGTGGCGAAAATCGTTCGGCACGATCAGAGCGGCGCCGAAGCGGTTGATTAGGGCCGCGATCCCTTCGGCGTCAAAGATGTCGCGGGGCGCGGCCGGGGCCTTCTCGTCTTGTTCCATTCCCCAGTTCCTTTCGGTTGATCCCGTCGCAAGACGGTCAACATAGCCGGTCGCTCTGACGCAGTGCAGGGAGGTCGGTGGCAGCAGTGGCGGCGCTGTCTCGCCTGGAAAACTCGGCAGCGTAACCACAAACAAGAGGGGTCTTCAGGCAGGCTTAAGCCGCTGCTGCCTGAAGACCCCTCTTGTTATTTAGCGGATCATACTCCAGAACATCGTTCGTGTTGACCGCACGCCCTAGCAGCTCGCCGTAATAGGCGCAGATCCCCATCAGCTCCAGAGTCTTCACCTCGAAAATCTTCCCCAGCTCGTAATTGTTCAGGCGCGCCCGCCCCATCTCCGCAGCAGGATCGCCACTGATCTCCCGCATTTTGGCGGTGATCCCCTCGGCGGCCTCTCGCGTAGATAGCTTCGCGCCTGTCTTCTGCTGCGCCTCGAAGCGCAGTCTGCGCGTCCCGTTGATTATCCTTGCCATACTTCCTCCTTGCGGCTACGGTGGCGATCATAGCACGCTATTTTGCTATCGTCAAGATCTATTTTGCTACTTGACGGTAGCAGACTGTCATGGTACAATTGCAAGTGTAGGAAGACAAATTAGCACCACACGGAAGCAAGGAGCCCCGCAATGAACACCACCCGCCGCATCCTCAGCAACGAGAACCTGGTCGACAGCGACCGCGTCATCGCCGAGCGCGAGGGCGAGCGGGCGGCGGTCGAGGCGGCGGTCGAGCTGGCCCCGCTGAGCTACGCGGCGATGAAGGCCGCGAACGCCGAGCGGCGGCTGGGCGAGCTGCTAGCGGATCTGGCCGACGACCTGGTTCGCCCGCAGGCGGTGCGCTTCCTGGCCGAGCGCGGGCTGCCCTGGAGCTGGGGCGACGTTGACGAGGTGGAGCGCCGGTTCCGCCGCCTGGTCAATGAGCACCGCCAGGCCACCTTCGACGAGCTGGTCGAGGGCATCATCGCCCGGCTGCGCAAGCTGGCCGCTTGCCACGTGGCGCCGGCGCCGGCCGAGCCGACCACGATCACCGTCGCGTCCTCGAAGGGCGACGGCACAACCTACCAGGTGGCGATCGACGGCAGCGCGTGCACCTGCAAGGGCTTCTTCTGGCGGCACACCTGCCGCCACGCGACCGAGCAGGCCGAGGCCTATGAGATGGCCGCCGCCATCGCCGACGATGAGGCGATGAAGCGCTGGGCGCGCTACGGGCGGGCGGCGTAGTACTATCAGTTTACAACAGTGAAGGAAACACAACCGATGAAGACCCTGACAATCGTGGTGGCGGCCCGGATCGTGGTGGCGGGGCTGAGGGCGCGGCGGCTGGGCTGCCGCCCGGACGTGGTGCGCACGGTGACCTTCCTGATGGCGTACCGGCTGGGGGCGATCTGATGGTCTTCCTCGACTACGTGCACCCCGACGACCGTGAGGCGGCCCAGATCCGGGCCAGCCTGATCGCCGCCCAGCGCCAGATCGAGCACATCGCCTGCCGCGTCGAGGCGCTGGCCCCGCGCAGCGAGACCCCCGGCGACGACGCGGATCAGCTGTTCGCGGCCCTGCTCACCATCTCCACGCCCCTGTTCGACCTGGCCAAGCTCGTGCGGCGCCAGGCCTTCCTGATGTAAAGCGAGGGCTCGGGATTGCTCCCAAACCCCCTACCACTGGGCGGGCCTCGATTGGACCCGCGTCCCGCCCAGCACAAGGATGATACACCATGCAGCAGACTGAGACGCAGATCACCGGCCTGGTGGCCGCTCGCGGGATGAAGACGGTGGCCGACTGGCACGCGATGGACTTCACCGGCAAGATCGCCTGGCTGGCGCAGCTTTCCGACCTCCACGTCCGCGCCCAGGCCTCGGTGCTGGCGATGACGGGCCGGACCACGGTGATGAAGGTCCTGGTGGCCTGGATCAGCCTCGGCTTCCTGCCCGAGAGCCGCCTCCAGGCGGTCTGGGCGGCGCGGGCCGAGACGGGGGCGGGGCTCAGCCCGGCCGACTAGCGAACGACGTGTGCGCGCACACCTTCAGCCCTCAGCATTCAAGGAGATCACCTCGATGGCCACGCTCAACAACCTGCCCGCCACGGCCGACGAGGCCGCCGCCCGCTTCTTCGCCCGCTTCGGCCCGGCCCTGATCAGCGACTTCCTCGGCCACACGACCGAGGCCCCGGCCTCGGTGGAGGCCTGGATCGCGCTGGGCCAGGAGGTCAACGCGCGCGGCGCCACCCGGCCGCTGACCCTGGCCCACATCGCCGGCGCCCTGGCCGAGCCCTTTGCCCTAGAGCAGATCGAGCTGAAGCCCGGCGCCACGACGAAGGACAAGGCCCGCGCCCTGGCCCTGCCCTACGTCGATCTCCGCGCCTACCAGGATCGCCTCGACCAGGTCGCCGGCCTCGACGGCTGGAGCGTCGAGTACCGCCAGCTGGGCCAGGCCAGCATGATCTGCCGCCTCACGATCCTGGGCGTCGTGCGTGAGGACGTCGGCGAGCCCTCCGAGGACGGCTCGAACCCGGCCACCGAGTCGCTCGCCCAGGCATTCAAGCGGGCCTGCTCGGCCTTCGGCCTGGGCCGCTACCTCTACAGCCTGCCGAAGGTCTGGGCGGCCTACGACGCCGACGCCCGGCAGTTCAAGGACCCGATCGGCACGGCCCGCGATATTTACCGGCAGGGTGGCCTGCTGAGCCGCTAGACCCAACCGACCGGCGCCGGATTGTCCGGCGCCGGTTCACCAGTTCACCAGAGGAGAACAACCCAATGAGCACGATCTCCCGCCCGTCCCTCAACATCGACTTGACGCAGAACGTGGTGCCGATCTCCCGCGCGGCCTCGTCGCTGGCCGCCCTGATCAAGCGCGCCCAGGCTGACCAGGTGCCGATCGTGGTGACCCAGAAGGGCTACCCGTCGGGCGTGATCGTGCCGATCGCGCTGTTCACCGCCCTGAAGGCCTTGGCCGACGAGGCCGCGTCGTGATGATCCGCTGGGTGTGGCGGATCGAGTTTAGGAAGGCATAGCCATGACCCTCCGCGCTATCTTCCGCGAGATGTACGCCACGGCCGCGGCTCGCCAGGCCGGCGATCAGCCCGGCGAGTCCTACCGCGTGCTCGCCGGCGGCGCCGAGGTGCGGGTGCGCGTCCTGGGCAAGAAGCACCAGGTCGTGCTCTCGCGCCGGCGGGTGTTTGTCTCTGAGGAGGAGATCCGCACCTTCCGGCGCGACGGCGGGATCCCCGAGGGCGCCACCCGCAAAGACTACAAGACCCCGCGCGACAAGCGGCGCCACGTGGCCCTGACCTGGGAGGCGCAGGCGACGCTCTTCGACCTGCTTGATAAAGCCACCGAAGCCCCCGCGCCGCAGCAGGACGCGGAGGAAGGTCGGGCGGAAGTTTCGTAATTCGGAACCGCGCCACCTTCTGGCGCGGTTGGCGCGAGCTGGCGCGAGTTTGGCGCAAGACGCCCAGGTCCGAGATCGGACCTGGGCGTCTTGTACGTGGGGCCTCAGCCACGGTCGTGTTCTTCCTATTTAGCACACACTCTGAATGTCCTGTAAATAGCAATTCATCAAATGGTTATGCTCCGATCGTATAGTTACTTGCATTGACAAACAGCTTTCGCTGTCGGAGCAACCCATGCCATCACAACTACCCAACACGCTCTACTACGGTGACAACCTCGATATTCTGCGCCAGTACATCGCCGACGCCTCGGTCGACCTGGTCTACCTCGACCCTCCCTTCAACTCCAATCGTAACTACAACGTGCTCTTTAAGGATGAGAAGGGCGTCGATAGCGAGGCCCAGATCACCGCGTTCGAGGATACCTGGCACTGGAACCAGGCGGCTGAGGTGACCTATCGCGATCTGGCGATCGGGAGCCCCATCGGCGAGCTGATGGGCGCCATCCTCACGCTCACCGGGCGCGGCCAGATGGGCGCCTACCTGGTGATGATGGCGGCGCGGCTGGTCGAGTTGCACCGCGTGCTGAAGCCGACGGGCAGCCTGTACCTGCACTGCGACCCCACCGCCAGCCACTACCTGAAAATCATCCTCGACGGCATTTTCAACCCTCGTTTCTTTCGGAATGAGGTGATATGGCAGCGTACATCTGCCCATAATGACCCATCACGCTACGGGCGTATTCACGATGTACTGCTGTTCTATACCAAGAGTGACACCTTTACGTGGAACCCGCAGTACACCACTCCTGATGAGAAGTTTTTCAGCGCACACGATTTCGAGAAAGACGACCAAGGGAAGCTCTATCGAAAACGTGATCTGACCGCCCCCTCACATGCAGGTGGCAGCTCCGGTCAATACGATTGGAAGGGCAAACGCCCACCGACAGGGCGTATGTGGAGCTATGTTCAGGACAAAATGGAGCAGCTCGAAGCTGACGGCAGAATTGTGTACACCAAGACGGGGATGCCCCGATTAAAGATATACCTCGAAGACTTAAAGGGGACGCCCCTGCAGGATGTATGGGCTGACCCCGATCTCTGGCTCAACTCAGCCGCTAAAGAGCGCCTGGGCTACCCCACACAGAAGCCGCTGGCCCTCCTAGAGCACATCATTAATACGAGCTCGAACCCCGGCGATGTGGTCCTTGACCCCTTCTGCGGCTGCGGGACGGCGGTGGCCGCCGCCCAGAAGCTCGGCCGGCGCTGGGTGGGTATCGATATCACGCACCTCGCCATTGCGCTTCAGAAATATCGCATGGAGCAGATGTATCCCGGCATGACCGTCCAGGTCATCGGCGACCCCAAGGATATCGGCGCCGCGCACCAACTCGCCAACGACGGCCGTTACCAGTTCCAGTGGTGGGCCTTGTCGTTAGTGCGGGCGCGACCCGTCGGCGGCGATGCGGGCAGCAAGGTGGGCAAGAAGGGCAGCGACAAGGGGATCGACGGGGTGATCAACTTCGTGGATGACGCCGGCGGCAAGCCGAAGCGCACGTTAGTACAGGTGAAGTCGGGCAAGGTGAAGTCGGGCGACATCCGCGACCTGGTCGGCACGGTGCAGCGCGAGGGCGCGCAGCTCGGCGTCTTCATCACCCTGGAGGAGCCCAGCCGCGATATGCGAACAGAGGCGACCAGCGCAGGCTTCTACGAATCGCCGGGCTGGGGGAAGCGCTACCCGAAGGTCCAGATCCTCACCATCGCCGAGCTGCTGCGCGGGGTCGATGTGCAGATGCCGCCGCCCTTCGGGACGTTCAAGGCGGCCCAGCGGGTGAAGGGCGATCCCGAAGCCGAGCAGCGGGAGCTTGATCTCACTGAAGCCTCCGCTGCGTGACCCCTTGACCCCCGTGCTACCATAGCCCTGTGTTCGCCCTTCACGGCCCCCGCGATTGTCGCGGGGGCCGTGGCGATCTTCCCCGGAGCCCCGCCATGCCCACGCTGCGCGACGCCCTCGCGCGCCGAATTGCCCAGCGCCCCGAGCTGCTCGACGGAACCCCCGCCGAGCGCGCCCTAATACGGCCGGAGACGCCTGCCGATCGGGTCGAGACATGCGAGAATGGACATTCTGGGCAGTCTCGCGGCGCCGGCCCGGCGGCGGTCTACCTGGCCCGCCTGGCGCCGGGATCTCGGCCGACGATGCGCGCCGCCCTGACGACCTGCGCGCGCCTCCTCGGCCACGCCGATCCCCACACCTGCCCCTGGCACCAACTGACCTACGTCCACACCGCGGCCCTGCGCGCCCAGCTGGCCAGCAGCCTGGCGCCGGCGACGGCCAATAAGATCCTGGCCGCCCTGCGCGGCGTGCTGCTCGAGTCGCGCCGCCTCGGCCTGATGGGCGCCGATGCCTGCGCGGCCGCGCGCGACGTAGCCCCGGTGCGTGGCCGGCGCCTGCCCGCCGGCCGGGCCCTGGCCGCCCAGGAGCTCGCCGCCGTGCTGCGCACCTGCGCGGCCGACGGCGGGCCGCGCGGCCGGCGCGACGCCGCGCTGATCGCGGTCGGCTACGGGGCCGGGCTGCGTCGGGCCGAGCTCGTCGCCCTGGCCCTGGCCGACTATGACCGGGGCGAGCGGACGCTGCGCGTGCGGCGCGGCAAGGGCAATGCCGAGCGGGTGGCCTACCTGGGCGCCGACTGGGCGCGCCTGCTCGATGTATGGTTGGCCGTGCGCGGCCGGCGGGCCGGGCCGCTCTTCCTGGCAACCACGCGCACCGGGCGGATCCTGGCCCGCGGCCTGGCCGCCTCGACGGTGCGCGAGATCTGCCTGGCCCGCGGCGACGCGGCCGGCGTGGCCCGCTTCAGCCCCCACGATCTGCGCCGCACCATGATCGGCGACCTGCTCGACGATGGGGAGGACCTGGCCACGGTGCAGGCCACCGTCGGCCACGCCAACATTGCCACCACTGCCCGCTACGACCGGCGCGGCGAGCGGGCGAAGCGGCGCGCTGCCGAGCGCCTGCGCCTGGCCGAGTAGCGGAGGTGTGCGCGCACACCTCTTGACCGACGCCGCACGGCCGTGCTATATTTGTGGCGGCTGGGGACGCCGAGGGTCAGCGATGGCCCACGCGGAAGAGAAGCCCGGCCACCAATACCCATTAGGGGCGGGCAGCTCGTACGGGAGCAAACGGAAGGGTGCCCAGTTGGGCTGCTGAGAACGCCGGCCCGCCCCGCGCACTGCACCGACCGCACGTTGCCAGGGTGACATGATCGGCGCCAGGCGCCTTGACCTGTAGCAATCTGGATCACGTGACCAGACCCCTCGACGACATAGGCGCCCAGTTGCCTACGTCATAGCCCGGGCCAGCCCCCGCCGCAACGCGGGGGCTTTGCTATGCCCGGTCGTTGACAGTTTGCTCAGGTTCTTCCCCTCGTTCGCACCCCTGTGCTATACTCAGATCGGGAACTGGGGCACGCGGGAAGCGTAGAACCTCCAGTTCCCATTTGGTTTTTGCACCGCGTGCCCCAGGCCCTCACCACCCTGGAGGCGCCATGGCCACGGCCGACTATACCTTCCTCTCCCCCGCCCGGATCTCTCTTGAGCAGTTCACCCGCGTCCTCACTCGCATGCGCTCGCCGGCCCGCGCCGTGGCCGCGGCGTGCTATGCGCTCCTCACGCGCCGCGGCTTTGACCCCGGCCTGACCCTCGGCTTTTACCTCCACGAGAGCAGATGCGGCACGCGCGGGAGCGCGGTCTACACGCTCAACTGGGGGAATATTCGCATCCCCACGCGCCGCGCCGCGCCGTGGGGACGGGCGCTGAACCCAAAGGCCAAGGGCAGCCTGGCCAAGTACGCCAGTTGGACCGACGGCCTGGAGGCCTGGTGCGACCTGATGAGCGAGGTCTACGTCCCCAGCGGCCGCGCGTCGCTGGCCACGGCGATCCCGAGCTACGCCCCGGCCGGGCCGCCCGACTTCAACCAGCCCCAGATCTACATCGCCCAGGTGCGCACGGCCCTGGAGAGCTGGATCGCCGAGGATCAGGTAATGGCCGGCACGCGCATGCTGGTGATCGGCGACGGCACGCGGGTGCGGAATGATCACAGCCTCGACGGGCGGATCCTGCTGAAGCTGTCGGCGGGCTCGGCGGTGGTGGTCGACCAGGTCGTCGACGGCACGGGCCTCGACGCAGCCCCGATGCAGTGGGCGCGCATCGTCAGCCCGATCGAGGGCTACGTCGCTCTCTACCTGCTGCGGGCGGTGGCGTAGTGGGCGCCGTCGGCTGGCTCTGCCTGGCGGGGCTGGGGCTGCTCGGCCCAGGGCTGGCCATCGCCTGGCTGCTCGGCCGGCTGCGCGGGCCACGTCGGGAGGGCGAGTAGATGAGCGAGCCATTGCGCACCGACTACTACGGTTTGGCCGTCGCCGCCGCGCTCGACGGCGATAACATCGCGCTCCAGGTGGCCCGCGACGCCGCCGCGCTGCGCCTGGCCGCCAACCCCGCCGCCCCGCCGCTGGCCCGCGTCCTGGCCAACGTGGCGGCGGCCACGCTTCAGCCCGCCGAGGCCGAGCTGATGATCGCCAGCGACCCCTCCCTGACGCAGGCCGTCGTCGCGCTGGAGTCGGCCCAGATCGGCGAGCTGAGCATCGGCCAGATCGCGGGCCGCGACATCATCACGATCAACGTGTACGCCGGGACGGCCACGCTATGACCAACGGGCAGCAGCCGGCCGCCGCCTGGGATCTGGCCCTCGAAGGCATCACGAAGCTTGCGACGCAGCTTGAGGCGTTGCAGGCGACGACGACCGAGATGCAGGCGCAAATCTCCTACATCCGCCAGAGCGCCGCCCCGATCTCGATGATGCGCGCCCAGGAGAACGACATCAGCGACCTGTCCAAGGCGCTGGCCGCGCTCGACACGCGGGTCGTCTCCGTCGAGCAGGGCGCGACAGCGGCGATCTTAGAGCGCCTGGCCAGCGACGCCGAGCTGCGCGGCGCCTACGAGGCGGCCGACCAGGAGGATCGGCACGAGCGGCGCAAGGCCAACGACCGGCGCGATCTGCTACTCTTCCTCGGCTTCCTGGCCGTGGTGGTGGCGATCTTGTTTCTCGCCTATGTGATCTGGGGGGCGGTGCGCCGATGATCAACGCGCTGACCGACTACGACGCGACCATTGCCGCGCTCATCGCCCACGACGAGGCGCTCGACCCGACGCGGGCCGCCCTGTTGCGCGAGATGTTCACGGCGCAGCGGCTGTTTTTTCACAACCTCGGCCAGGCCATGAGCGACAACAGCGCGGCGGTGACGAGCCTCGCCGAGCGGGTGCAGGGCCACATCAGCGGCCAGCTGCTCGACGTGATGGCCGCCCAGCAGGAGAGCTCGCGTCAGCACGCGATCATCTTGAAGCGCCTGGGCGCCCAGGACGCCATGCTCCAGGCGACGCACGAGCGCATGATCGAGATCGCCCGCCTGCTGCGCTCGCGCGAGGCGGTCGACCCGCGCGAGCGCGAGGCCGATCGCTACGAGTGAGGGAGAGGGGCTATGCGACGTTTCCTGATCAGACTGTTGGCACCGCAGATCAACGACCTCATCGATGAGGCGATCATGTACTGGATCGAGAGCGGCAAGCTCACCATGGTCATGGCCGCCCAGTCGGAGCACCTGCGCACGGCCCTGCGCCGCGCGCTCGATGACATCCTGATCGAGGAGCACGCGGCCACCATGTCCGCGGCCGTCGCGACGGGTGTCGACCCGCTCATCGAGAGCGATCTGCCCATCCAACCATCCTAACCCACACTCTAGCCTACGGTGAAGCCCAATGACCGGACGCGCACGCACAGAACGCACACCCCAACGCATGCGCGAGCTCTTCCTCAAGGAGCTGGCGCGGCGCGGCAATGTCAGCGACGCCGCCCGCAAGGCCGGCGCGGGACGGCGCACCGTCTACCAGTGGCGCGAGGCCGAGGAAGGATTTGCCGCAGCCTGGGACGAGGCGCTCGAGGTGGCCATCGACCGCCTGGAGAGCGAGGCCTGGCGCCGCGCGGTCGAGGGCGTGAAGAAGCCGATCATCGGCCGGGTGGGCAAAGACGAGGACGGCATTCTTACCGATGACAAGGGGCGGCCCCTCTACCTCCAGGAGTACTCAGACTCGCTGATGAACACCCTGCTCAAAGCCCACCGGCCCGAGAAGTACCGCGAGCGCTCGGAGGTCAAGCACACCGGCCTGACGATCGAGCAGGCCGCGGCCCTGAGCGACGACGAGCTCGACGCCAAGCTGAAGGAGCGCGGCCTGCTGTGATGACCGGCCTCACCACTAACGACCTGGTCCTGCTGCGCGAGCGCCGCAAGCGCCGGGCGGGCTACGCCGCGGGCGTGGCCGAGTTTGTGGCGCGCACGAAGATCGAGGTGCCCCACGATGTGGGCGCCTCGGTCGTGCCGTTCGCGCCCTGGCCGGCCCAGCTCGACGCCCTGCAGGCCATGCTGCGCGAGCGCCTGATCGTCTTCCTGAAGGCCCGCCAGCTGGGCATCTCCTGGATCACCTGCGCCTTCGCCCTGCACCAGGCGATCAGCCACGAAGGGCAGACCTGGCTCTTCTTCAGCCAGGGCCAGGACGAGGCCGACGAGCTGATCCGCCGGACCCAGTTCCTGCACGACCAGCACGAGGACCGCGCGCGCTTCCCGGTCCAGGTCAAAGACAACACCGAGGAGCTCGTCTGGTCCAACCGCTCGCGCATCCTCAGCCGGGCGGCCACCAAGCGGGCCGGGCGCAGCTTCACCGGCTCCGGCGTCGTGCTCGATGAGTTTGCCTTTATGCTCTACGGCCCGCAGGTGCTCGCCGCGGTCAAGCCCACGATCGACGCCGGCGGCAAGCTCTTCATCATCTCCTCGGCCGACGGCGCCGGCTCGGGCTACCATCGCATCTGGCAGACCGCCGAGGGCGGCGCCTCGGGATTCACGCCCTACTTCATCCCGTGGACGGCGCATCCCGGCCGCGACGCGGGCTGGCGCGACCGTATCCTTGAGGAGAGCCCGGAGCTCACGCGGGCCGACGTGCTGCGCGAGTACCCGGCCACGCCACTGGAGGCTTTCACGTTTGCCACCGGCCTGATCTACGGCGACGTCTGGGCGGACCTGCCCGCCGGCGACAGCGTGCGCGAGGCGGCCGAGTATGTGGCCGGGCTGCCCCTGATCTGGGCCGTTGACGATGGCTATGTGGGCAGCATCGACCCGACGACGCGCACCTACACGGCCAGCAGCCACCCGCGGGTCTTCCTGCTGATTCAGGAGCACCCCGACGGGCAGATCTGCGTGGTCGCCGAGCACTACGCCGTCGGCGTGCTCGAAGGCACGCACATCGCCACGGTGCTGGCCCTGCCCTACCCCGCCCCCGATCACGCCGTCGTCGATAAGTCGGCCGCCGCCCTGAAGGGCCACCTGCACGCCGCCGGCGTGGGCACGATCTCGCGCGCCCCCGGCGTCGAGGAGAGCATCAAGGTGCTGCGCGGCATGCTGGCCAAGGACACGGGCGGCCGGCGGCGCATCCTCATACACCCGCGCTGCCATCACCTGCGCGCCGAGCTGAGCCTGTACCGGCGCGACGCCACCGGCGGGGTGGTGAAGGCCTTCGACCACGGGCCGGACGCCCTGCGCTACTACGCCTGGACCAAGCGACACGAGGCCGCCAATGACTGATACGACCCTGGACCGCCGCCGCAGTGTGACCGCCGACGATCAGACCAAGGTCGTCAAGACGGGCGATTTCGTCTCGGTGGTGCTCGCGCCCTCCGACTGGGGGGCGATGCTGGCCACTGAGTTCAACGTGAACGTCCATATGGGCCTACCGCCGCGCGCCCAGTACAACCGGCGCCGCGACGCGCTGCTGCGCGGCACGCTGGAGATGGAGCCGATGTGGGCGGCCGCGCTCACCAAGGCCACTGCCAAGCAGGTGGCCCTGGGCTGGCTGGTCGACGACGACAAGGATATCAAGACCCGCGCGAAGCTGGCCCAGAGCATCATCGAGCTCTACGACGGCGACTTTGAGAGCGGCATCCAGCGCGGCTACCAGGATTACAACACCACGGACAACGGGCAGTGGATCGAGATCATTCGGGCCAGCAAGGGGCCGGGCTCGCGGGTGACCGGCCTGGCGCACCTCGACAGCCTGCGCGTCACGCGCACGGGCGACCCGGAGGTGCCCGGCATCTACACCAACCTGCTGGGGCGCGAGAAGCCGCTGTATGCCCACCAGTGCATCAGCATCACCGCCATGCCCAGCGCAGATATCACGCTGCGCGGCATGGGCCTCTGCCCGGCGTCGATCGCCTGGCCAACCATCTGCAAGATGCAAGCTCTAGAGCTCTACTTCACCGAGAAGGTAACCGGGCGGCGTAACCTGGCGATCCACCTGATCCGCGGGATCACGATGGGTCAGCTGAAGGGCGCCCTGGAGACCTCGGAGGCGAGTGCTGCGGCCAAGGGCCACGTCTTCTACCGCGGCGCGCTGCTGATCCCCGGCCTGGACAGCGGCGACCAGGTCGATGTGACCACGATCCCGCTGGCCGAGATCCCCGACGGCTTCGAGATCGAGCCGGAGCGCGCGCGGGCGGACAACATCTACGCCAACGCGATCGGCATCTTCGTTGGCGAGATCAAGCCGCTCACCGGCCAGGGCCTCGGCAACGGCCAGCAGGCCGCGCTGCTTGAGGAGCAGGCCGCGGTCTCGCAGATGGCCGCCTGGCGCAAGCAGTTCGCCACGGCCATGAAGCAGGTCACGCCGAAGACCACGGTCTTCCGCTGGTCGAGCAACGATGACACCGACCGCAAGCGCAAGGCCGAGGCCGACGGCGCCGTGGTGATCTGGCTGGCCACCGCGGTCGAGAAGCTCGGCCTGTCGCCGGCCGTGGCCCAGCAGATCCTGCTCGACAACAAGATCCTGGCCCCCGAGCTCGCGCCCAAGGACGCCACCGCCGGCGGCACGCTCACCGATGAGGAGCAGGCGCCCAGCGGGCCAGACCCCGCGCCCGGCCCCGGCCCCGTCGCGCCGCCGGCGGCAGCCGCCGCAGGTGTGCGCGCACACCTCCCCGCCCAGACCAAGGCCACACGCCGCCCCGTGGCGCTCGATGTGACCGACGATGTGATCGCGGCGGCCAACGCACTGCGGGCTGAGGTGAACGGGTGACACTCAGCGCCCCAACCAACAGCAACTCCGCCCAGGGCAACGCGTCGACGGTGGTCGACGCGGCGTTCCCGAGCAACGTCACCGCGGGCAACACGGCGGTGGTGCTCGTTGGCGGTTACGCGACGGGCGCCTGGGGCGCGAGCGCCATCGCCAAGCAGGCGGGCACGGCGACGGTCGGCACGGTCACGCAGATCAGCGTGGTCAGCGACGCGGTGCACTCGCTCTACATCGCGGCGTATTTGATCCCCATCACCGGCAGCGGCTCACTGACCCTGCGCGCCACGGCGACATCCTCGGGCCAGTACCCCAGCATCATCGTGCACGAGCAGCCCGGCGCCGGCGTGGCTGACGCGGGCACGAGCGGCAACGCGAGCGGCGCCAGCCACGCCACGGGCAGCGCGTCGAATACCACCACCGACGCGGTCGGCTACGCCTGGGATGTCCACGGCGGCGGCACGAGCACGCCGACGGTCAGCAGCGGCTGGACGTTGGGACAGGTCCAGAGCAACTCCAGCCTCCAGCCGATCGCCAGCGCCTACCAGCTTTTCACAACCACAGGTAGTAGATCTGCCACCTTCACATGGGAAAACGCGCCGTATTTGGCGGGTATCGTGCTGCTCAAGGCGAGCAGCAGCTTCAACCCGACCCAGACGGTTACCGACACGGGCGCCGGCGCGAACACGGCGACGGGTGCCTATGCCGCGACGATCGCCGAGACAGGTACAGGCGCGAATACAGCCACCGGCGCCTACATGGCCACCGCCCTGGCCGACAGCGGCACGGGCAGCGATAGCGCTACTGCCCAGCAGGGCGCGACCGCGGCCGACAACGGCAGCGGCAGCGACACGGCCAGCGCGGCCGCGGCAGGCACCCTGGCCGAGGCCGGCACGGGCACCGACAGCGCCGCCAGCGCGCTGAGCGGCGCGCTGAGCGACGCGGGCAGCGGATCGGACGCCCTGAGCGCCCAGGCCGGCGGGAGCGCCCCGGAGACCGGCGCAGGCAGCGACACGGCCAGCGCCGCCTACGCGGCCACCCTGGCCGAGACGGGTAGCGGGGCTGACACCGCCGCTGGCGCCCTCTTCGCCACGCTGGCTGAGACGGGCACGGGCGTGGATACCGCCAGCGCTGGCGGCTCCGGCACGGGCACCGCCCCCGATACTGGCGCAGGCGCCGATGGCGTGAGCGGCGCCTACAGCGCCAGCCTGGCCGAGACCGGCAGCGGCGGCGATACCCTGAGCGCGCAGGCTGGCGCCTCCCTGGCCGAGAGCGGCGCCGGCGCGAATACGGTCAGCGGCGCGCTCTTCGCGACGCTGGCCGAGACCGGCACGGGCATCGACACGGCCAGCGCGGGCGGCGCAGGCAGCGGCACCGCCCCCGACAGCGGCGCAGGGTCTGACGGGGCCACCGGCGCGTATGCCGCCACGCTGGCTGAGAGCGGCGCCGGGGTCGACCAGGTCGCTGGCCAGCACGGCGCCGGCGTGGCTGAGAGCGGTGTCGGCCTGGACACGATTAGGGCCCTCTTCCGCGCCGTACTGCCCGACGTCGGCCACGGCAGCGACACGGCCGCCGGCGACCTTCCCAGCGGCGGCATCCCCGCCGGCGGGCGCATTGTGGCCCGCCCGGTGGTGGCCACCCTCTCCCCACGCGGCCCCACGGCCACGCTCAGCCCATCCCTCCCTGCCGGGCGCATCGTCGCCCGGCCCGTCGTCGGCGTGCTCACTGTTCGCACGCCCATCGCCACTTTCACCACAAGGAGCACCCCATGATCGCAGACGCAGCACACGGCGCCGACGGCGCCGCAGGCCAGCACGGCGCAGGCCTGCACGAGCCCATCACGATCCACGGCCACTGGCGAGCCGTCCACTACCTCGGCGACTGGACCCCCGAGCAGATCGACGCCGGGCTCGCCCCGATTGCGATCGACGAGGGCGGAGAACCGATGATCTACGAGGCTGAGAACATCCTGGTGAACACTGGGATCGCCCTGCTGCTCGACCTGCTGATCGGCGCAGGCGGGACGGTCTACAGCAACGCCAACGCGTACGTAGGGATCGGGGACTCGAATACGGCCGTGGCCGCCAGCCAGACCGACCTGCAGGCGGCAAGCAACAAGGTGCGCCAGGCGATGGACGCCACCTTCCCGAGCCGCAGCGCGCAGACGCTCACCTTCCGTGGCACCTTTGGCACCGGCGTGGGCAACTTCTCGATCCAGGAGGCGGCCATCTTCAACGCGGCCGCCGCAGGCACGATGCTCAACCGCCTCTTGGCCGCCCTGGGCACGAAGACGTCAGCTACCACCCTGCAGCTCACCTGCACCGTCACGATCAGCTAGGAGGCAGCCCATGCCCACCGCGCTGACCGAGATGCGCCGGGGGGATACGCCCGCGTGGGATCTGGCCGTCGTCCAGGATGACGGCAGCCCGCTCGACCTCTCGGGCTGGACGATCTACTTCACCGCCAAGCGCACGATCACCGACCCCGACCCCGGCGTCTTTCAGCTGACCAACGGGAGCGGGGTCACCATCACCGACGCGGCCGGCGGCCTGGCCACCATCCAGCCGCGCCGCGCCGATACGAGCACGATCCTCGACGAGCCGCGCCTGATCTGGGACGTGCAGCTCAGCAAGGCCGGCGCGCCCGATCAGACCTTCACCGTGATAAGCGGCGAACTGCTGATCCGCCGCGATGTGACGAGGGCACCCTAATGCCTGAGCTCGCGCCCATCCTGCGCCGCGTGCTCGATGGGATCGACACGCTCAGCGACGGCCTCAACAGCGGCGCGCTGAGCGTCACGCAGTGGCACAACGACATGGCCCAGGCCCTGCTCGTCGGCCACACCGCGGCCTACCTGGAGGCGCGCGGCCAGCAGACCCTGGGCGCGGGCGCACGGGCGATGATCGCCGACCTGGTGGGCGACCAGGTGAGCTACCTGAACCGCTTCGCGGACCAGATCGACGCCAATGGCTGGAACGACGCGCGCGACCGATCGCGGGCTGCGCTCTATGCCGGCAGCTTGAAGCAGGCCTTCGCGCGCGGTGAGACCTTCGGCCTGGACCTGCCCTACTATCCGGGCGACGGCAGCTCGGAGTGCCTGGGCAACTGCGGGTGTCGCTGGCGCGTCGACTGGATCGACCCCGAGGAGCTCGACGCGGACTGCTACTGGGAGCTAGGCGGCAAGGAGCACCACTGCAAAACCTGCCCGTCGCGCGCGGCCGCCGGCCCGCTCCGCTTTCGCAAGGGGGTGCGCATATGATCGCCGTCAAACCGATCCTGCCCGGCGGCAAGGCCCTCAAGGTCTTCCAGAAGGGCGTGTACACGCGGGCCTGGGAGCGTACGCGCGATCAGGCCATCAGCAAGGCCCGCGACGAGGTCAAGAGCATCACGCGCAGCTGGACGAAGCCGCCCGGCCTCAGCGTCAAGCAGGAGCCCTGGGGGGCCACGCTCAGCATCGACGATCCGCGCTGGCTGTATGCGGATCTGGGCACCAAGCGCCACGTGATCCGCCCACGCGCGAAGAAGTTCTTGAAGTTCAGCGTCGGCGGCCAGACGGTCTTCGCGCGCAAGGTCAACCACCCGGGCCAGAAGGCGCGCTACCTGACCAAGCAGGTGCAGGGCGTGGTCGACCGGCTGAACATGGCGGCCACCTTCGCCAACCTTGTGGGGGAGCTCACCCGGTGAACGACGCCACGCGCGCCGCCCTCATCGCCCTCTACGCCGCGATCTGCGCGGTGCTCAGCCTGCCCCTGCCCGAGGGCACACGGCGCAGCTTGCGCGGGAGCAAGTACCAGCTGGCGCGCGACTTGGATCTGCCGATAACGAAGCTGTAACCCGCAACCGTTTGCGGCCTGTGCTATACTCGTGCTAATTGATCATTCGTTCGCCTATCCCGCGGCCACACCGCGGCGCCGGCGTCACGCTCTTCACCGAGCGGGCGCCGGCTTTTTGCGTCTCCTATGCCAATTCGTAGCAAGCGCCAGTGGGGGTTCCTGTTCGCGACGGGCAAGCCGTTCGCGCGGCGCTGGGCGCGTGAAACGCCCGGCGGCACGGGGGCGCGCTTCCGCAACCTGCCCACGAAGGTAGCGAAAAAGGAGGCGGCCACCGCCCCGCTCGCCGTGCCGGCCCACGGCCCCGGCGGGCTGCTGAGCACGCCCGGCCTGGGCGGCACGCCGCGCCACCGGCGTTGGGGCAAGCGCCTGAAGGCCACGCGCATCGTCGGCAACCTCTTCCGTTCCAACACGGGGCAGTTCTCTTCGGGGGGCGACGACAGCACGCCGGCAAAGAAGCCCACGAAGGCGCCCAAGAAAAACGACGCGCCCGCCGCGGCCGACGCAAGCGCCCCGGCCGCGGCGCCGCCGAAGCAGACGGCCGCCCAGCGCGCGGCCACCGCCGCGGCCCGCCGCGAGCGCAGCGCGGCCGAGCAGGCCACGCGCGACGAGGAGTCCACGACCGAGCAGGCCGCCCGCGACGGCGAAGACGCCCAACTGGCCGGGGCGAAGACGCCCAAGGAGCGCCAGGCCCTGCGCCAGCAGATCGCCACCGCGCGCCGCGCGCGGGCCGCCGAGCTGCGCAAAGCCCGTCGTGAGCGATCCACGGCCGAGCGGGCGGCTCGATCTGCGGAGGACGCCGCCCCCGGCACGGCCGCCGCCGCCAAGCCCGAGAAGCCCAAGAAGGGCGGCGGCGGGGGCGGCAAGGGGCCGAAAGCCCCCAAGCCCGAAGACCCGGCCAAGGCCGCAGCCGCCGCCACGCGCGAGCAGGAGCGGGCCGCCCGCGCCGCCGAGACGGCCAAGCGCCGGGCGGCCACGGACCAGCGCATTGCGGCCACCGAGCAGCGCCGCCAGCAGGCCGACGCCCAGCGCAGCGAGACCCAGCAGCGCCAGCTCACCGACCTGACCCAGCGCGCGGCCAGCGGCACAAGCAAGCTGAGCGATAGCGAGTGGCAACACCTGATCGTCAGCGGCATGGCCGAGCGTCGGCCGACAGGCCTCTTCCTCACCCCGGCCGGCCAGCAGCAGACCACGCGCCAGCCCCAACAGGTCAAGGCCAGCGCCGGCGCCGGCGCGTTCCAGGTCTTCAAGGCCTCCCACGGCCAGTACCGATGGATCAGCATCAGCTCCTCGGCCTTCGAGGATCGCGACGAGGAGATCGTCTGTAAGGCCGCCCTAGCCAGCGACTGCGACCGCGCCGACGCCGACGGCGACTACGGCCCGCTGCGCTGGTGGCACCTGCCCGGCGTCGACATTGGCGACTGCGACTTCAACGCGATGAGCGGGCGCTGCCTGATCGAGATGGGCACCTTCCGCTCTGCGGCCGTCGCCCGCGCGGCGCAGCAGGCCGCGCCAGACCTGGAGCTGAGCCTGGGCTTTAAGCACTACCCCGACGAGCCCGTCGGCGGAGTGTTCTCGTATATCCGCCGCTTCGAGCGGTCGCTGGTTCCCCGCGGCCGCGTGTCGAATCTGCTGACCTCGTTTGCCGTTGCGCACAAGGAGCCCCGTATGGACCCCGCAAAGCTGAAGACTGCCCTGGAGAAGTTGGGCACGAGCCCGGAGGCCCGCGCGGTGATGGAGACGATCATCGCCGAGGCCCAGACCCGCGAGAAGGCCGCCGATGAGGCGGGCCTGGCCTTCAAGGACGCGCCGCCCTGGGCGCAGGCCCTGATCGGCCGCATCGACGCCCTCGAGGAGGCATTCAAGGCGCCGATGGACGCCCTGGAGATGCTCGACGCCGGCACGACTGAGGCCGCCGACGGCGAGGCCGACATGGCCGACGGCGAGGGCGACGACGCCGACGCCGGCTACGCGATCGGCGACATGACCCGCGACGAGTTCAAGGCCCTGATGGGCGAGGTGCTCAACGAGCTGGGCGGCAAGCTCTCGACGATGGACGCCGAGCTGAAGGCCATGGGCTACGAGCGGCGCATGAAGGCCCACGAGGCCGGCCTGGCCGCGATCGGCAAACAGGTCGAGGCCATCCTCACCACGGTCAAGGAACTAAACGGCGACGCGCCAGCCGGCCGCCACACCGGCCACAAGGCCAGCGAGGATAACGACGACCTGCCCGCCGAGCTCGCCGAGCTCTTCAAGGACGACGGCGACGACCTGGACCTGTCCCCGCTCGGCCAGGTAGCTGCCTTCCTGACCCGGCCCGTCACGGCCTAACGCGGGCCTCGCCCCCCGACGTGTGCGCGCACACCTAGCACCCAGGAGACTCCCGATGAAACCCCAGGCCCTCCGCGCCCTCATCGACCGCGAGGCCCGCCGGCAGGCGCAGGCCATGCTGGCCAGCCGCGAGAAGGCGAGCGGCACCACCAGCACGCTCGTGCCGCCCCACGGCCCGAACGCCCTGTTCAACACGCCCGGCCTCGGCCGCGGCATCGTCAACGCGGTCATCCAGCCCCTGGCCGGCTTCTACGGCTACCTGGAGGCCCGCGGCCACGTCCACACGACGCGCTACGTCAACCCGGTCTTCGGCATGCTCACCGGCCAGACGGCCAGCACGGGCACCGAACCGACGGCCAACTGCGCGCCCGGCCGCGTCCCCGGCAACCTCAAGATCTGCAAGCAGGTCTGGCCCTTCGGCCAGATGACCATGAACAGCCCGGTGATCAGCCTGCTCGACGCCGGCCAGGTGAACAACACCGGCGAGAGTCTCGACCTGCAGCTGATCGGCAACCCCTTTGCCGACCTGCCCAAGATCGTGCCGGTCGACGTGAAGCAGATGTTCGTGAACAAGCAGGCCAAGGCGCTCGTTGAGCTGGTCAACGCCATGCGGCGCGACTACTGCCCGCTGGTGTTCACCGGCTCGCCGGCGAGCACCGCGGCCAGCGCCGGCGGCTACAAGGAATACAACGGGCTCGATCGGATCATCAATACCGGCTACGTCGACAGCGAAACGCAGGCCCGCTGCTACGCGGCCGACAGCACGATCGTCACGAACCTGATCGGCAAGAACCTCTCCGACCCCACGGCCAACTCGACAATCCCGGCCGAGTATGTGGCCACCCTGGTGGAGGCCTACGACCTGATGAGCTACACGGCCAGCCAGGCCCAGCTCGGCCAGGTCGAGTTCGCCTTTGTCGGCCGGCGCGGGCTCTTCCGCGCGCTCACCGAGGTCTGGCCCTGCACCTACCGCACCTACCGCTGCCACACCGGCGACCCCAACGGCAAGAGCCAGATCGTGCTCGACGGCAACGCCATGGCCCAGCAGGTGATCGACATGCGCAAGGGCGCCTACCTGCTGATCGACGGCGTCGAGGTGCCCTTCATCATCGACGACTGCATGCCCGAGACCTTCCTCAATAACGCCACGGCCGGCGGCGGCCTGTGGACCTCCGATCTGTACCTGGTGCCGCTGCGCTCGCCGGCCTTCATCGGCGACGAGTACAGCCCGGCCGGCCAGATCACCTTCCTCGACTTCTTCGACTTCAAGGCCCCTGGCGCCGCCCAGGACATCATCACCGGCATGCAGTGGCAATCGCACGCCCGCGTGTCGAACGACGGCCGCTACCTGATCCTCACCGAGCCGCCGACGCGCGGCTGCTTTGAAATCCAGATCTGGCAGCGCCCGCGCCTGATCTGCCGGGCGCCCTTCCTGGCCGCGAAGTTTGAGGACCTGCGCTACCAGAAGCGCTTCAATGAGCGGAGCCCCTTCCCGGGCAACGCCTACAACCTCAACGGCGGCAACTACTCGCTGCTGGGCCAGACCTTCAGCTCGCCGGTGTCCTGATCGGACCGACCTGCGCCAGGCTAGGCCGACGGGCCAAAGAGGGACTTTCCCCCGCCCCTGCCTGGCGCACCCCTGGGGATACGACGCGAGAGGGGAGACGCGATGGACCTGCCGCTGATCAGCATCATCACCCCCGTCGGCCCGCGCCACGTCGATCACGTGGGTGTGGCGGCGGCCTCCGTCGCCTGGCAGAGCGTGCCGGCGGCCTGGGTTGAGCACCTCATCGAGCACGACACCGACCGCAGCGGGCCGGCGGCCACGCGCAACCGGGCGCTCGCGCGGGCCAAGGGCGCCTTCGTGGTCTTCCTCGACGCCGATGACTATTTGATCCCGACGGCCCTGGAGACCTACCTGCGCGGCTTCGCGCGGGCGGGCCAGGCCAGCTACGTCTACGCCGACAACTACGTGATCAACGCCGACGGCACGCACCACTACAGCAACAGCGCCGAGTACGACCAGACGCACCAGGCCCACTACAACCAGCACGTCGTGACCGCCCTGGTGCCCACGGCCCTGGTGCGCGCGGTGGGCGGCTTCGACGACGCGATCGACCTCTGGGAGGATTGGACGCTCTGGCTGCGGCTGGCGATCACGGGCTATTGTGGCCAGCGCATCCGCGAGCCAGCCCTGGTCTACCGCATCAGCGAGGGCGAGCGTATGGTGCGCGGCCAGGCGCTCGGGCAGCCGCCGATGGAGCTGGTGCAGCGGCGCTACGCCAACGAGAAAGGGCAGATCGTCATGTGTGGATGTGGACAGCCTCCGGAGGCCCGCCTGGCCCAGCAGCAGGCCCAGTTCGCCGTGCAGGTTCTGGGCGCCCCGGCTGGCGACATCGGCAACGGCCTGATCCGCCTGGTCTACGCCGGGCTCCAGAGCGGCGGCTTCTTTGCGACGAGCCAGACGACCGGCCAGCGCTACAAGCTCGGGGGCGGGCGCCTGGTCGACGCGGATCCGGCCGATGTGGACTGGCTGATCAGCATCGGCTGCCAGCCGGTGGTGCGCGCGGACTTCGTGCCGCCCCCCGAGCCGGTGGCCCTGGGCAACGTGGCCGAGAGCGCCGCCCCGCCGATGCCGCCGGCGCAGCCGCTCGGCGCCGCGCCTGACGACGACACGCCGCGGATCACCGAGCTCACCCCCGGCCCGGAGGCGCCGACGGAGGGCGCCCCCTACACGCCCACGCGGCTGAAGAAGCGAGGCGCAGCGTGAGCGAGGTCGCCGTCATCCTGCCCTGCCGGGGGCGCCACGAGCAGACGATCACCTACGCCGCGCAGCTGCGCGCGGCCGCCGGGGCGGTCGATGTGGAGTGGTGGGCCGTAGGAGGTCCAGACGAGCGGCCTACGCTGACCGAGCTGGAGCGCGCAGCGTGGCGAGTGCTCGAAAATAATCGCCCGCTCAGTTACTGGAGGGCGCTCGACCTTGCGCTTGGCGATGCGCGAGGTGCGATCATCTGCGCCGTCGCCAACGACGTGTGGGCGCAGGAGGGCTGGCTGGCCAACGGCCTGGCCGCCTACCGGGCCAGATTCGCCGACGGCGAGGGCCTGATGGGCTTCGCCGGCGATGGGCACCCGCCTGAACATTCGTGTCATTTCCTAATCGGACGCGGGCTGCTCTTCTACCTGGGCGGCTGGCCCGTCCACTACCACCACAACTTTGGAGACGCCGAGCTGTGCCTGCGCGCCCAGCAGCTCGGCCGCTACGGGAAGGCCACCCACGCCGTGCTCGAGCACCGCCACGTATGGGCAGGGGCCGCCCCTGACGACGCGGTGTATCAGGCCGGGCGGGCGCGCTGGGCTGAGGATCAGAGTCTGTTTGAAGCGAGGAAAGCGAGGAACTGGGTATGAGCGAGCAGAAGAGCGAGAAGCCGCAGCAGGTGCCGAGCATCGGCCGGGTTGTCCACTTTGTGTACGGGACGCAGCACGTACCGGCGATCATCACCGACCCGGCCAATGGCATCACGGTACATCTGACCGTCTTCCCTGTCGGCCAGCCGCCATTCACCGACCTGGTCGCCCAGGACGAAGGGGCGAAGGCCGGCGGAACCTGGCACTGGCCCGAGTACGTTCCCGCGAAGTAACCATGCTCACCCTGCACCACATCAGCGAGCGCGACGCCAGCGAGGGCTACCCCGGCCCGGTGCCCGCGCTCCAGCGCGTCTGGGAGTTCGCCCAGATGCTCGACCTCTACCGGCAGCGCCGGCCGCGGAGCGTGCTCGAAGTGGGCAGCTACCACGGGGGCACGCTGTACCACTGGCTCACCACCGCGGCCCCCGGCGCGTTTGTGGTGAGCGTCGATCTGCCGCCCGCCGGGGTGGACAACCGCGCCCTGTTCCACGCCTGGTGCCCGCCAGGGGTGGAGCTGCATTGCCTGCGGGGCGATAGCCGTGATCCGGCCATCCTGGCCGCGGTCGAGGGGATCGGCCCCTTCGACTGGGTCTTCCTCGACGCCGGCCACGCGCGCGAAGAGATCGCCGCCGACTGGGCGGCCTATCGCCCACTCGTGGCCGACGGCGGGGTAATCGCCCTGCATGACATCCTGCCCGGGCGGGGACCGCAGGCCTGGATCGAGGTCTGCCCGGTGTGGCGGGCGATCCAGCGCCAGGGCTACGTGACGCAGGAGATCGTGGCCTCCGAGGATGTGAACTGGGGCGGGATCGGGGTGGTCTACCTATGAAGCTGCACCTGCTCACCGCGGTCACCCGGCCCGCCAACCTGCCCGCGCTGGCCGCGAGCATCGACGCCGCCCAGGTCGCCGGCGTCGCGCTCGTCTGGCACATCGGCTACGACCTCGAGCGCACGGCCGTCGGCGGGCAGGCGATCAAGAACGCGCTGATCGATAGCATCGCCGACGGCTGGGTCAGCATCCTCGACGATGACAACCTGCTGCACCCCGATCTGCCGCGGCGCCTGGCCGAGACGCTGGCCGCGCAGGCGGACGCCCTGCTGATTGTCGTCAGCCAGCAGCTGCCCGACGGCGGGGTGCGCCGGGCCGGCCTGGGCTGCCTGCACGTCGACCAGGTCGACGCCGCCCAGCTGATCGTCCGGCGCGACGCGCTCGGCGAGCGGCGCCTGGTCGAGACCTACGCCGGCGACGGCCTGCTCGCCGAAGCCCTGGCCGCGGCCCTGCCGGCGGGCCAGATCGTCTACCTCGACGAGGTGCTGAGCTACTACAACCGACTCCCGGGAGGTGTGGCGTGATCGACCTGCTGCTGCGCCTGCTCGGCGTCTACCGGCTGACCTACCTGGCCCTCCACGAGGACGGGCCCTTCGAGCTGGGCGCCCACTGGCGCACCCTGGCCCAGGACGGCCCGGCGTGGGTGCAGGATGGCGCCCGCTGCCCGCTCTGCCTGTCATTCTGGATCGCCCTGCTGCTGGCCCTCGTGCCCGCCTGGGCGGCCCGCTGGCTCGGCCTGGCCGGCCTCTTCCTCCTCTGGCGCACCCTGGAGCAGAAGCTATGGCGTACCGTCCCGACAATCTAGCGCCGCTCACCCCCCTGGATACCTTCCGGCGGATCGTGGGCTGGAACCCGCGGCACTTCTGGGGCTTCGCAGGCGCCGGCAAGGCCCGGGTGACCGCGAAGTGCATCGGTCTGCTGCGCGAGTATGGCTGGCAGGACCAGGACGCGGCCGCGCGCAGCGGCATCCGCGAGGCCTTATCCAACGCCGAGGCCAACCTGGCGCAGTGGCTCAGCTTCCGCATTGCCCCGGCCTGGGCCGAGGCCACGATCCCCTACGCCGGGAGTGACGGCCGGCGGCTGCCGCTCGCGCTGCCTGAGGGCCAGCTGCGCGCCCTGGGGGTGCAGGCCCGCACGACGATCGGCGACGTGTCCCTCTTCAGCGCCACCAGCCCCTACAGCGGCGACAGCCCGGCCGCGCCCTATCTGCTCTACCGAGATCGCGACGGCGACGGGATCATCGACCAGGTCGAGGCGGCGATCGCCACCAGTGTCACCGACCCCGATCAGATCGCGGTCTACGTCCCCGAGGCCGCGCGATGGGACGGCTCCGACCTGGCCGAGCGCTGGCACATTCGCCCGCTGCGGGTGCGCATCGCCAATGGCGTGGCCACGATCACCGGCCCGGCCTGGGCCTGTGCCAAGCCCGTGCTGTGGGAGGGCGAGGACGGCGCGCCGCTCAACGGGATCGACCCGGCGGCGAACGCCAGCTACCTGGACGCCCTCACCGTCTGCCGGCTGAGCACCGACCCCAACGGCACGACGCTCGACACGGCCATGGCCGTGCTTACCTGGGAGACCAGCCCGGCGCCGGCCTGGTGCTGCACCGACGGCAGCAGCGGCGACCCGGCGGCCAGCGCGCAGGCGATCGCCCGCGTGGGCATCCGCTCAGCCGAGATGGGGCTGGTCACCCCGGCCCAATCCGTCTACAACCCGACGGCGGGGACCTGGGCCCAGGTGCTCGACTGGGCGGCGCTGGGCTGCCGCGAGCCCGATCGGGTGACCGTGCGCTACTACGCCGGCCTCGACGCGCAGGCCGACGGGCAGCCGGCTGAACCCTGGGCGACGACGGTCTGCCGGCTGGCCGCGGCCGATCTGGCCCGCCCGGTCTGCTCGTGCCAGGAGGCCCACAAGGGCGTCGCGCTCTGGCAGCAGGACCTCAGCCAGACCGGGGCCACCGACGTGCTCTTCCAGGCGCCCGGCGACTTCGACAACCCCCTCGGCTCGCGGCGCGGCCAGATCTACGCTTGGCGCCAAGTGCTTCAGTACCAGCAGACCCCCGGGATTTGCATCTAAGGAGGCCCCTCACCATGCCAGACTTTAGCGTCGAGCAGCTGCGCAAAAACCAGGACGTGCGCGTCCACTACCAGCCCGGCGGGGCTGGCCCGTCCAACCCGGTCTACTTCCTCGGCGGCGACGAGGCCCAGATCGGCTTCATCACCGGCGCCACGAAGGTCAACACCGGCTCGATCGATCCGATCTGGGTGCCCAGCCCGCGCCGCGCGGGGACCTGGGAGCTGCGCGGCCGTATGCGCGGGGCGCCCTCGCTGCCCAAGATCAGCCTGGAGTTTCACGAGTACCTGACCGGCGGCATCCCGTCCCAGCTCAAGAAACAGAACTGCCCCACCACCTTCTACGAGATGTCGAGCCGCTGTAAGGATCTGTCTGACTACAACCGCGGCTGGGACGGGTACGTGCTGGTCTACGCCGACGGCATCGCCGGCGATGTGGACCTCGGCGCCCGCAACGCCCGCACCGACGACAACCCGCTCTCCGACTCGCTCGACTACACCCTGCGCGACCTCTACCCCGTCGGCCAGCTGGCCTTCGGCGAGGAGGCCGCCACGCAGGTGGTCCAAGAGGTGATCGACGGCACGTACTTCGCCGCCGGCAGCTGCGGCGAGTGCGGCATCGCCAACGACGGCTCGCGCCTTTCCTACTACGTGACGCGGGCCAACGTGGGCAGCCCCAGCGCGCCGGGCCAGATCGTCTACAGCACCGACTACGGGGTCACCTGGCAGACCGGCACGATCACCGGGATCGGTCTGACCAATGCCCCGGTGGCGATCGACATCGCCGGCAACCGCCTGTTCGTGCTGGTGCCCGGCGCGACGAGCATCTTCTACGCCTCGATCAACGACGACACCGGCGCACCGGGGGCCTGGACCGCGCTCACCGGCGTGGGGGCCTACAACGACACCTGGGTCCAGGGCGCCCGCTCGATCTGGTTCTGCGGCCCCGCCGGCATCATCCATAAGACCCGCGACATCGGCACCGCGCCCACGCTGATCGACAACGGCGCCGGCGCGGTGGTTCTGAATCGCATCCACGGCAACAAGAGCACCGTGGTGGCCGTCGGCGCCTCGGGCATGGTGCGCGCCTCGCTTAACGCCGGCGCGACTTGGACGACCTACCCAGTCGTGATCAGCGGCGCGACGATCAGCACAGCGCTGGTAGGGGTCTGGGTCTGGAGCAACAAGCGCTGGTATGTCCTGGACACCGGCAACAAGCTCTACGTGACCGAGAACGGCGGCAACACCTGGGCGGCCGTCGCGCTGCCCTTCAATGCCACCGGCGCCGCTCGGGACATTGTCTTTGCCACCCCGGAGATCGGCTACATCACCCAGGACGTGAGCACCACGGCGTACCTGGCATGCACGATGGACGGCGGGGCGACCTGGGCCAACGACGGCAGCCGGCTGCTCCAGTACCCGGTCTTCGAGCGCGGCAACCGCATCGTCGTGCCCCAGTCGGGCATCGCCGACGTGGACGCCAACACCATCGGCGTGGCCGGCCTACGCGGTGTGGGCGGCGACGGCGTCGTGATGCTGGGCGTGAGCAGCCAGATCTAAGCGTGCCACGTGTGCGCGCACACACCAAGGGGGAACGAGATGAGTGAGTACCGAAACGGCGCGGCGCCTGACGAGGCTCCCGCCCCTGCTGCCCGGGGCCGACGCGCCCCGGCCTACCCGACCACTGTCCTGCCCAACAGCGGCTACGAGGTGCAGGTGCGCCGGCTGGCGGCTGGCGTGCCCGTCGAGCTGCGCGCCGTGGCCTACCGCGAGTTGCTCAGCGAGCGACCGCAGCCGCCCGCCCAGGAGGTGGAGACGGCGCCCGGCGAGACGCGCCTGGTCGAGCGGCCCAGCGACCCGGACTATCTGGAGGCGCTGCGGGCCTGGGATACGCGGGTGCGCAACCTGGCCGGCCAGAAGCTGATCGCCCTGGTGCGCGACTACGCGCTGCTCACGCCCACGGACCCTGACGCGGTGGCCGACTTCCGCGCGGCCATGGCCGCCGTCGGACGTGAGCTGCCGCTCAGCGACCGCGAGGTCTTCGTCTGGGAGATCCTCGCACCCACCGACGCCGATCAGGGCCACCTGCTGGCCTTCGTGCTCGGCCTGTCTGAGGCGGCAGAGGAGGCCGTGCGGGCGCACAAGGCCACCTTTCGCGGTGACGTACCAGGGAAGGCCGCTGGAGCGCTGGCCGATCCCCCACGGGAAGGCCAGCAGTAGCGCGCTCTACCACTGGCGCAGCATCGCCCGCTGGCGCGGCCTGAGCTGGGAGTATTTTCGGACGCTGGACCCGGACGCTATGGCTGGCTACATCGCCGAGTATGAGACGGCCACGTCCCTGGAGGCCCTGGAGGCAGAGCAGGCCCGCAAGGAGGCCGCGCGACGCGCGCGGCGGACAGGCGGCAGATCGCGGGTGTAACCGATGGCGCTGCCAGAGTCGGGCTTTAAGCTCATCGCGCAAAACGCGGCCGTCTTCATCGCCGATATGGATCGGGCGGGGACGGCCTCTGAGGCGTTCGCCGATGCGGTGACCGCCACCTCGAGCCAGGTGGCCCACGCCCAGACCGCCCAGGACCGCGCCGTCGCCAACGCGGCCGGCATGTACCAGGACGCCGCCGGCAAGTGGCGCACCGCCTCGGGCCAGTTCGCCTCCTCGGCCGAGAAGGCCGCCGCCGGGATCATCGACTCCAGCGACGACGTGGCCAAACAGGGCGGCAAGGGCTACAAGAGCTTCGAGGAGGTGGCCAGCGGGGCGCTGCGCAAAGTCGGCGAGATGGCCGTCGACTACGCCGCCCAGGCCGGCGCGGCGATTGTCCAGTTCGTCGGCGACAGCATCGGCCAGGCGGGGGACTTCGAGGCGGGCATGAACCGCTTTGGCGCCGTCGTCGGCTCGGCGATGGACGACAGCGGACAGAGCCTGGAGAGCTTCAGTAAGCTCTTCCTCAAATTGGGCGCCGATACGCAGTACTCGGCGGCCCAGGCCCAGGACGCGGCGATCAATCTGGCCAAGGGCGGCATCGACCCGGCCACGATCGCCGCCGGCGGCCTGGAGGCGGCGCTGAACCTAGCGGCCGCTGGCGAGCTCGATCTGGCCCAGGCCGCCGAGATCACCGCCAAGCAGTACGGCGTGTGGGTCAGCGCCTCCGCCAGCGCGGCCGAGAAGGCCGCCTTCCTGGCCGAGAGCGCCGATCTGCTCTCGCAGGCTGCCAACGCCTCGACCGTCGATGTCGACGACCTGGCCCTCGGCCTCTCCAACGCTGGCGGCGTGGCCAAGGTCAGCGGGCTCTCCTTCCGCGAGACCGTCACGACCATGGCCCTGCTGGCGCCGGGCTTCTCCAGCGCGGCCGACGCGGGCACCTCGTTTAAGACGTTCCTGACCCGCCTGATCCCGACGACGGACGCGCAGGCCTCGGCAATGGCCAAGCTCGGCCTGCTCACCGCCGACGGCAGCAGCGCCTTCTACGATGCGACCGGCTCCTTCATCGGCATGGAGAAGGCGGCCGGGCTGCTTCAGAACGCTACTAAGGGCCTCACCAACGAGCAAAAGCAGATGGCCCTCCAGGCCATCTTCGGCTCGGACGCGCTGCGGGCTGGCGCGATTTTGGCCGAGCAGGGCGCCGACGGCTACGACCGCATGGCGGGCAGCATGAGCGCCGCTGGCACGGCCGCCGAGCAGGCCGCCGCGCGCAACAAGGGCTTCAACTTCGCCCTCGAATCGGCAAAGGGCAGCCTGGAGAATTTCGGCATCGTGGCCGGCTCGCTGGCCCTGCCCGCGCTAACCGACCTGCTCACCAACGCGGTGATCCCGCTGATCAACGGGCTGACCGACTTCGCCAGCGCCCTGGCCGATCCGACCACCATGACCGGGCAGTGGGCCAGCGTGCTGAGCTCGCTGCTGGTGCCAAGCCTGGAGGGCCTGGCCGCGGCCACGGTCGCCTACGCGGCCACCCAGCTGCCGGTGCTGATCACCGCCGTGACGGCCAGCAGCGGCGCGTTTATGGCCCAGGCCGCCGCGATCGCGGCCACGATGATCCCGCTGGCCGCCGTCGCCGTCGCCGTCGCCGGCGTGGCCTGGGCCTACAACGACTACAACAGCAAGATCGCGACGGCCACCCAGAAGCTGCTGGAGAGCAAGAGCTGGTGGGAAGCCAGCACGCAGGCCCTCGACGCCTACAAGGCCGCTCAGCTGGAGACCAACCCGAGCATCGCGGCCGCGGCCGCCACGGTGGAGTCGCTGCGCGCCCAGATCGAGCAGGAGACCGAGGCGCTCGGCCGGCGCATGACGGCGGGCCAGGAGAGCGACGCCCAGTATGCGACCGATATCGCCCACATCAACACCCTGGCTGGCTCGCTCCAGGCGGCCACCACCAACCTCGACGCCCAGACCCAGGCCAGCGTGCGCACCGCCGCGGCTGGCCAGACGGCCACCGCGGCCGCGGCGACCATGGGCACCCAGACCGAGATCATGGGCGGCCAGGTGGCCCTGACGGCCGACGAGGTCGAGAAGCTCGGCCAGAAGATCCAGGATACGTACCAGAAGGGCGGCGAGGCCCTGGGCGCCTACGTCACCACCGAGGCCACCTTCCTCGACGGGGTCGAGCAGCGCCAGAGTGAGCACGCCACCAAGATCGCGGCCCTGGAGGCCCAGAAGCAGCAGGCGACCACGGCCGAGCAGCAGAAGGGCATCAACGACCAGATCGCGGCCCTGAACCAGGACTACGCCGATCAGGAAGCCGCCCAGGCCGCAAGCTACGCCGAGCAGCAGGCCGCCCAGCAGGCCCACCTCGGCCAGATGCTGATCGATTACACGGTGAGCCAGGCCACGCTGGGCAATATCTCCAAAGAGAAGGCCGCCGAGATCACCGCCGCCCTGGCGGAGCAGTATGGCCTCCAGGAGAGCGACACGGCGACGATTTTCCTGCATATGGCGGGCTCGATCGACGAGTTCGCCAGCAGCTCCTCGTCAAACATCGGCGACCTGATCGGCACCCTCGAAGACCAGCAGGCCGCGGCGGTCGACACCGAGCAGGCCATGACCTCCATGTCCAAGGAGTATGTGGCCACCGCCGTGGCCAACTTCGTGGAGAAGGGCGGCGAAGCCGCCGACTACGCCGAGAAGCTGCGCAGCATCCCCAAGCGCGTCGACACCGAGGTCCACACGACCTACACC